TTTTGAGGGTCGTCATTTTCGGATAAAAACGACAACCGGTTTAACATTTTGTTTTTATTCTCGTTTTGTTTAATATTATTCTCTCTAGCTAACAGGATCTTCATAAGTATAATTACCCAAATCAGCATAAGAAAACGAAGCTCCATTGTCATTTGCTAAAAACCATAAACTGCCTAATGATATAAATTCATATCTTCCGGCTCCAGATATACTTGCTCTATTGCAATATTTCATTTCACTACCAACGACTGCTGTTTCATTAAACGCATTCTTAGTGACAACTGATATATACCCGTATGTGCTCGCTAAGTCTTTGTATATCGTCAATGATATCTTCATTCCGGCATATTGAGCAGCATCCGGTAGCATATATACAGCAGTAGAAATACGATTAGGGCGACCATTGATAAAATCAGAACCAAAATTAGGATTCAAAAAGAAATACCCCTCGTTTGCACGGAAATCATGCATCCGAACAAATGATGCATTGGCAATAATTGTCCCCTCAACTTCAACATTACGTCCCTTGAAGCTCCCAGTCAGAAAATCAAGGAGTAAGTTTGGTCGAAATTTGTTTGCCGGATTCATCGGGTCATTGTAATTAAAATCTTTATATCCGCCTACCGTTTCTACAGCAGAGCCATCGGCTTTTATTCCGTATTGCGAAAACATATACTGCCCATAGAACACCGCACTTGCCAGCTTGGCGAAATTCGCCATCAGTACCTCGATAAAGGCATACTGTATCTTGTCCATCACTACCCATGTCGCCTTACTGCCGTTTGCCGCATAGTCTGTCTTGGGGTTGACACCCTTAAATGTGCCCTCCTTGTTCAATACGTAATACTGCCCCTCACACAGCACCATGGGTGCGGACAGTGGGGTACGGGTATAGGATACGGATGCCGCGTACTCCCCGGTCGGATAGACCAGTGGGCCGACCGGTCCCTGCTGGAGATACTTCACTTCTCCCGTCTTGCTTGCCAACGCTTTCTTTGCCATGCCTCAATCCTTTGTCGTTATTACCCATGCCACATTACCGCCTGCCTGCTGGCACATAGCTTCAGTGCAGGTACCGCTTGCCGCAGCCACATTCGCCGTAGCCGGATTGAGAATGACCCCTGCCGAATCCATAAAGACAAAATAGAACAGCATATTCTTTGCCTTCGTGGTCTGTCCCCGCTTGACAAGGATAGGCGTATAAGTCACCGAACCTCCGGAACCGGAAACAATCGTCTCATCCTCGGGATTGGGATTAGTTATGATGTCGTAGGGGTCTGACAAGTCCATCACCGTCTGCGTGTCAAGGCCTATCAGATTGCCGCCCTGCGACACCTCCACCTTAAAGATGCCCGTAGTGTCAACCAGGCTGTCCGTAACGGTCAGACTCTTGCCGGTCTGGTCGACGAGTGTCTGCCAGGCACCGTTAACCATCCTGGACCACTTGTAGGTTAGTCCGGAGGTGATCTCTGACGCTCCACGTCTCGCCATTGCCGTGAGAACGACACTGCCTCCCTTCTCACGGATGGCAAAGTATTTGTCATCTCCGGAAACGATGGTCACCACGTTCTGGTTGCCCACACCCTTGGTGATAGGGATGCTGTAAACGAACTGCACCTCATCCGACACGTTGCCCACGGTCACCGTAGCCACCGCCTTGACGCTGCAGCTCGCACCGGACGACGCCTTCACCAGGTTCTTCACGATCTGAAGCCCGTAATAGTTCGTAGTGCCCGCCTTGTAGGGGATGTACTTGAAATGCCCCGTCTCGCCGCCGAACGTGTTCGTGGAAACGTTGGATGTGAAGCTTATCAACACGTCATTGAAATACCACCTGATGGAAGAGGGCACCACAACCCCCTCAGCCACCCGTGAGGAGGTGAGAAGGAAGGAGAGCGTCGGCTTCATCGTGGTGAAGTCGGGGGCTATGTTTGTCGGAGCACCCGATTCACCATCATACTCTTGATAGAGGTCGCCTTTGTCGCACATAATCGCTGGCATGTAAACGCCAGACTTTTGCGAAAAGATTACCTGCCCGACCTTACTCGCTACGCTCATCGGTCACCTCCTCCCCGTCTTTATCCATGAAACCCTCCGGAGTGGCGACCTCCACCGGATCTTCCACGCCGTCTATCTCACCCTTGGCCTGCTGCGGGGAAAGGCACACGCCCCCGACTACTGCCGCCCGGTCGAATACCGTATCGCCGGGAAAGCCTGCCACATCGGCCTGCCATAACAGCACATTGCCGTCGGCAGTGCTGTTGCGGATTCCTGCCACTCCCAGCTTGTCCGCAACCTCTCTCGTCACTTTGATATAAAATGCCATACTGCTATCGATTAATGGTTAAACATCCCTTTTCCTTGCCACTATAAACTTACCGCTGTCATCCGTCACGTACTTGCCGTCAGATGTCACCACCGCCGCATACGGGCCCTTGTCAATCACCTTCAGCTGTAGCATCATGCCGTCGGTGCATGGGATGGAGGGCGAGTACCCGGCAGCGGCCAGCACGTATGAGGAGGCGCCGGCCGCCTTCGTGTACCATTCGCACTCAAGGATGGCCTGGGGATTGGGGACAATCCCTGCCGTATCACGGATGACCGGTTTCGGGTATATCATCTTGGTTCCGTCTGCCACCTGCTGCGGAAATCCCTCCCAGTCAATCTCGATGCTGGGAATACGCCTGCGGATGGTGGTGGAGACATAGTCTATGTCACTGTCCGGCTTGGATGAAGGGGTGCCGTCCTTCGAGTACGATGCTTTCACGACGTAGGTCTGTTCGTGGCCGATATAGTCCCGGTCTATGGTAAGCACGTTCTTTGTCAGTGATACGAACTCCCAGTCATTGTCGCCGTTACCGTCGGTAATCTGCTCCAGTGCGCCCGTATTCAGCTTCCGATAGAAGAAGAACTTGCACTTGTTGGTTGCTGTGACATCTACATCGCCGACAAGCAGCTTGGCGGTAATGATATGTTTTGATATATCACGGCAAGGATTCCAATCCAAAGAAGAAGGAGAATCAATCACCAGCTTAGGCTGTGCTTCGCTGCCATCTACGGCGCGAACAAGACGGCTGAAACGGTAGACGTGCGTCTGTCCGGTACGCTTCGCATCGACATACTCGGCGTAGAACTCCAGTGTTACCGGACTGCCGGGAACGGTATTCTTTTTCACTTGTATCTTACCCTTCTCGGCTCCGGTCTCGGTAATGACATAGCTCTTGTTGGCAGATGTAATCAATGTCCGCACACCGTTCAAGCGCTCGTACCACTTCATGTTGACCAATGACGCGTTGACCGCACCCACCTTGACCACCGCATCCGGGTCGGTGGCATTGCACCGGGGGAACAGCGTCAGGGGGGTAAGCGTGTAGTCCGGAGTGTACTCGGCCTTGTCAGCCTGGTACACCTGCACGTCCGGCACGCTGCCGACAACCTCTATCCCGCCGCTGGTCTGGAGAGGGCGGTAGTTGACCTCTATCTTCTTCTGTATAGTCTGCATAATTAGAAAGTTATATAATTCATTGTCTCATAATTGTTCTGCCCGTCACGCAGCAATACCCGTGCGATGAACTTGCACCCGGTCATGTTCATATAGTCGGGGCCGAGGTCGTTGACCGTCAGCGGCAGTGACTTGCCGGTTTCCGCGTGTGCGACCGCCCAGGCGTTGTCCTCGGTGACGTTGCCCGTGTCGCGCGTCCACTCCACATCACTGTCAAGGATATGCGCCGTAACGTCACGGTTGTACAGCTCACCGGTAATGGTGAGGGTGGTCGCAAAACGCTCCGCATCGAAGTACCAGCCGTTGCTGCTCTCAATGTCGATGCTGAAATCCGGATTGCCCTCGATCATTGCCCAGGATGCGGAACCGTATTGGGGTTCGTCGGTAGTGCCGGAAACAAGACACATCCACTTGCATCCGTAGTGCCACACGGTATCGTACATCATCACACGTACGGTCTCGGTCTGTGCCTCGCGGTCGGCTTGGTAGGGTTCTGCTCCGGTGGCGGTCTCCATGCTCCACTCGCCGCGGTCGTTGGCGATGCGGGGCAATACGCCTTGGAAGTCGATGCGGTGGATGTCCTGCGCTACCAATCCCCGGACGTAGATATAAGAGTGCAGGTAGTTGATGGGCAGGTTGTCGAACAGCGACAGATGCTTCAGCCTGCCGACGATCACCGAATAGTTGCTTTCCTCAAGGACGGGTTTTGTGACCCCGTTAAGCATGCAGATACAATGCTCACGGGATGACAGATACCAATAACCCTGCCGTTCAGTATCAACCGGGTTGCCACGGTGTGATAATATCATCAACGGCTCAGGAGGATAATTCTTGCCACCCGGCACCTCGCTATCAGGGTACATCACAGCGTTGATCGTATTGGCTGAGATGTCAACATGCAAGACACGTAGCCAGGAGGTATAATACTTGCCGCCACCTGATGCAAGGTCATTGACAACACCATATACAACATCGTTTTCTGCCAGTGCAGTAAAGTCGTTATCCCACCGTTTCTTCATCTTCAGGCTGTATGTGCCGTCTTCAAGCTGCGATACACTTTCGATGGTACCGGACTCGGAGAATGAATAGTCGCTTTCCATGGCGGAGAGACGGTTGAAGATAAGCTCAAGGACGGTAAGGCTGTCGCGGACCTCGAGGCGGGACAGCTGCATACGGCCGTCAGGGAATATTCCGGCACCCTTGCCCGCGACCATAGAGTCGATAAACTCGCCGAACTTCAACAGAAAATTTGTGCCGTCAGCTCGATCTTTCCTCAGAAAAATCTTCTCCAATTCTTCAGGGGAGTATTTGGATAACAGATTCAAGATTCCGACCAGCGTGCGGCCTACCCGTTCTGCCGTATTTTCATTCTCTTGGGTAGCGTACCGTACCTGTAGGGCAAGTTCCTTGAGTATGTCAATCGTATCTGCCATATTATAATACAAATGCCTTCCGGCAGTTCAAAGCTTTATAAGGTTCGGACAGACTAACAGCTGCAACTACACCGTAAAGCTGGTTATCATTGTTCACCACATAATCCGCTTCCACATCTTCCAAGGAAAAAGCGAGCCACAGCCTTTTCATCCTTTTGTCTTCCAAAATTTGGTTGAGCAGCTCATCAAGAATACGTTCGCACTTGTCAAGGGCAGCCTCTATCTGCTCATAGTCGGAGGTGTCGGACACATGCTCCACAATGAAGAGCAGGTAATCGCGGTCTTTTCGGTATGCACCCGGATTACCACCGTAACCGAATCCTGAGCCACGGTCCACAATCACTGCCGGATAGTGGAGTACGCTGTCCAGTGCCGTATGCTTCTCCCGTTCTGATGAGAGGAAGTGTACTTCATCATTCTCCTTGTGTCGTATATCGACATGCCTTTCAGCCAGCTTCTCTATGTATTCCGAAAAAGTCATTTCTTCTGTTTTTGAGCGTCACGGATTCTTTTATTCAATATACGGAATGCCGTTGCCACCGGCATTGCCTGGTATTTCTCCATCACTGCCACATCGTCACCGACAAAAGCATCGAAGATGTCGAGCCAGTTGACCGACGGTGCTGTTGGTCTTTTCCGCTTTTCCTCCGGTTCCGGTTCATCATCCAACGGAAAGAGGAAAGGAAAAGCCTTTGAAAGCCACCTCTTGACAAAAACGTAGTTCAGGAATACGGCATACTTGACGTGCCTGTCAATTTTTGCCACCTTCATTATCCGTTTTTGCAGTATCAGCGGTTTCTGCCTGCTAAATAAGCCGTTTTTCCCACCCGACGGTAGGACAATATATTCGTTGTCTTTCAAATAGAGCATTGATACGAAAGTGTCCAGTGAGGCATCCTTGCCGTCACGGACATATCGGTTGAAAGCCGTGTCCACGTGCATGAAGTGCTCGAAACACATCCCCTTCAAGCGTTCTCCCGGTGCTTTCAGCCCGGATACGGCAAGAAGGATAAAGCGGTCCATCCGGACACGGCAGTCGCTGATGAACTCCACCAGTTCGCTCAGCTTATAACTGTAATAGGTGTCGGAACCGACCCCGGACGGCAGGGAATAGAACTCCTTCAGGAAGGAGGGTTCGTCCATTTCCTGAAGATAAAGCCGCGACACGAGCAGGAACTGTGCCGGTGTCAGCTCCTCCCATTTCTGAGGTACCCGGCGGATTATCTCATGGCGGATTCCGAATCTACGGTATGCAATGCGAAGCTCCCTCATGTCCAGAACGTGCGTTTATGGTCATTGTCCCGGTCGTATATCTGCCTGGGATCACCCTCATAGAAATTTTCAAAACAACTCCGTACCGTACGCAGCAGCACGGTCATGTACATGTCTGCATCCGCTTTCAGATTCTGAATTTGTACGGCGATACGCTCCGCATCGACGGGTCTCTTCTCCTCATTGCCCTTCTCACCCGGCTGTACAGTGGTGAAGTACAGCCCCCGGTCTGTGACGCTACCCGTCTCCATCAGCAGCCGTCTGACCGCCATTGCCACAATGTAGCGGGAGCAGGCAAGGCGCAACCGCTCCACACTCTTCCGGGCTTCTTCGTCTTCTGGGGGATTTACCAGTCCGTCAATCAGATGCTCATACAGCTTGTCACCGATGGCCGGCTGAAGGAGCATCTCCTCGGCAAACTTCAGGTGCGGCTGCAGGCGAAGGAAAACAATCCGGCTGCCATTGATAAAACAGACGTCATTGACATCCGCGGTACTGCGGACAATGGCCGATTTACGGTCTTGATAGGCCTGGGAGGATGCGAACTCCGGATATTCGGCTATATGGGCATACAGAAACTCAAGCAGCTCGTCGAGCGCATTGAACCCCTTGTTGCGTAACGATGCCCGCAGGTTATCTTCCTGGTACTTGTACACCTGCTGGAATGATTCGTCGTTGTCGGATTTCTGACGTTGGAATCCCGCATCGGTGATACGCATGCCGATTTCATCGAAGTCATTCCAGAACGCCAGGTTCGCGTTCGCGCGTTTGCAGATCTCCAGCAGGCGGCTGTCCAGTTTCTCCCGTTCGGTTGCCCCTTCGGTATTCTGTTCCAATACATCCGGATTTGGACCGAATTCGTATATCTCGACCACTTCGCCCGCCATCGCATCGCCCAATAACGGTACGAGGTATTGCCGGAAAGCATTACGAAGCGGTGCCTCCATCATGTCAAAGGAGATGGCGGTGTTCACCTTCATCACCGCTTTCAGCTCCTTGCCGTTGTTCCATTTTTTTGCACTGAATATCATTAGCTCAATGTTTTTTTGGTACCGCTGCCGGTATCGAGGGTTACTAAAACGGTATTGCGGAAACGCAGCTCGCATTCCGGCATGCCGTTCATTTTGATGTAGAGTTCTATTGGGTCCAGGATGTTCTGCCGGTCAATCCATGCGTTGGCAATGTTCACAAGGAACGCCTCACGGATATTGGAACCGCCCTGGTTGCCGGCATAGGTGCCACCGGGCATACCTGCACCGAGCACATTCGGATTCACCATCAATGCAAACAGTATCTCGGAGTTGGCGGCTGCCGACACCGGAAGATTGTCACTGCCCTGGTATTTGTTCTCCAGCGGCTTGATTTTCCACTCCTCCTCAATCCTGCCGTTCATCTCGTTCACGGCATAATGAGAGAAGATGGGCTTCTCCGCATTGTCCGGTCCGCAAAGGTTCTGCTCCACAGAGTCCATATATTTCTGTATGGCCGCCTCACGCTCCTTGGCAGAATAGTCCTTGGACGGGTATTTCTTCTCCCAGTAGGAATACGGTATCTGTACATGCCACTTCCAGGTTATCTGGTTCTTGTAGGCTTTCTTGAGGAAATGGGGGATAAGATGGGCTATCTCCACCCATCCACAAACGTAGGCGGGCCACCAGATGGGCATGCCGTAAAGGTCGTCGTTGCTCCAGCTGTCGCGTACCGGCATGATGAAACCGTCCTTCACCTTTCCGGCAAACTTCAACACTTCAGCGTGCATCTGCGGGTCGTATTCGGAGAGCACATCCAGCCTGGTGTATTGTCCCTTGTCCGGACGTTGCGGCCAATATCCGGAAACGATGCACTTGCAGGCACCATATTCGTCCACTTCGGAATAGCGGCGGTAAAGCGCATTGACCGGATTGACCCCTGCAAAAGAATTGCCGGCAGCCGAGGGCACGAACTGGACGGCACCGTTGCCGAACTTCAGGTAATCCCGAAGCACCTTCTCCATGTAGCGCCTCACATTCCGGGAAGCAATAAAAGTCTGTACCCGGCTATCGGTAACGGGCTTCAGTATCTCGTTGCCATCATTGTCGTAACCTTTCACCGTACAAGGATATATGCCTTGCCCAAGTGTCAGGTTACGAAGAAACTTCAGGCCCGTATTGAGCACGCTGGTGTTTCCTATCTCTTCAGCCGCCTTCTGGGGGAAATCATTCTCATCTCCCCATGGACGCACCTTCACTCCGTCGATGTCTATATAGGAAACATTCGACAAGTCATATGGCGCCAGGATTCGGGTACGCTCCTTCATTTCGTTTTGGGGTGTCCCCGTCGTTTCGCCGAATATGTACGTGGACTGCATCAGCAGGGGGATACCGCTTGAATTAAACAATATGTTCATCAGAATATTATTTTCTTTTTGTTATACTCCAGTATCAGGTCAATATCCACAGGGTAGGGGTGTCCTTCCGGATTTCCCTTGCAGTCGCAGGGCTGCACGCCCCGGAGCTGGTATTCCTTCATGTTCATGCGTCCTGCACCGCAGGCGTAGGCCTGGGGCATGAAATAGACCTTGCCTTCCTTACTGACGAACTTTATCGAAAAGATGCGCCGGCGTCCGCGTTCGTCCGTGCGGATGTCCATGTCGGCCAGAGCCAGGTTTCTGCGTATTGTCTCCATATCGTTATATCATTCAAATGTTCTGTCAAATGTGTAGTCGAATATTCCTCCACCGAACGAGTACCGGTCAAATACCTGGTGCTTTCTGCTTGCCGGGCAGAAGGTGAGGTTCACGTTCACCCGCTGGTTCCCCATCTTGGTATGGGTAAAGTCGATGTCCGTGATGATGATCTCCATCGGGAGTGAAGGCGTGTCATACCATCGCTGTACCGGAGAAGTCAGCATGTCCACCAATGCCTTGTATTTGTTTTCGTCCAGATAGCCGGTATTGACAGTGCGTAAATCGTTGAAGAAAGGGCTGAACCTCCGTTTCTGTTTCGTCAGATCCGCAATATCCCCCTCCAGTTCCGGACTGTACTGTACCAGTCCGGAAAATGAAATCGATTCCGGGAGCCCGAACACGTTATAGTAGAGGAACTGGTGCATTTCCCGGTGGTTCTGCCGGTCAAGGACATACCTTACAAGGTCTGTCAATGTACCGTTGGTGATGCGTGCGTCATACGATATGATATTGTCGCATTGGACGCCTGAGAGCCGGCTTATCTTTACCGGACTCATGTTATATGCCGTCATGCGGTCTGTGCCGGACAGTTCGAGCTTTACGGTTTTCTTGATGCTGGAGCCGGACTCCATGTATATGATGTCTATAAATACCTCTGTCCTGGCCGAGACGAAAAAGGAGAGATAGTCAATGCTGTTTTGCCTGATATGCTTGATTTTATATCGGGAGTAGAAGATAAAGTCCGTCTGCGGGTCGAAAGACACATGATACCTTGAGTAAAATACATGCAGGGTATAGTTTTCGGTGGACTCGCTGTCCGAGAGTTCCAGCCGTACCTCCATGGGCAGCAAGGCCACACGGTCATCCCCACCGTTGAGCTCAGGACGTACAAAATACTCATTGATAATGTCTCCGGGGTCGCAAATGATGACTGTGTTGCTGTGGTCCGGATAATAAATTTCGGACAGTGCCTCCTGCCCGTCAACCTCTATCCTGAGGCTTAGTTTGTCATGCACGTCCGCAATGCGGATGTCCTGCATGTCAGAGGAAAACACATATGAGTCATTTACAAGATTTGTCACCATCTCCATAAGTCTTTAGATACTCCCAACACCAGCGACCTGTTGTACAAGTCATAGCCCGCCCTGAACTCCCAGGACTTACGCCGGTACCCTGCGGACAGTACACATCCGTAACGTCCCGCATCCATTCCCACCACCAGCGCGTTGTTGCAGACGACCGGTTGCCGGTAGTCCACCACTACCGTGCGGTCAAGCAATGAATTGCGGGATATCACGTCGGTCAACTCCACTTTCAGGTAAGGGCGTTCAATAATTGTATCAAGATAATGCTTCTCCGAGAAATAGTCGGCCAGTATAGCCGCCGTATCCACTTCTGTGGGTACCTCACGGACAATCACCTCCGGTTCCGGAATGGCAGGGCGTATCGTATCATGCCTGACCACCGTTTCCGGTACGCGGACAATGCTCCGTTTCCGGGAACCCAGCCAGTGGCCGGCCCAGCCGGAGAGAAGTGCGATAACCGCACAAAGCAACATATGGCTAACCTTCCGTCTCATCGGCCTTTTTTCTGAATTTGTCCGTGACTGTCACCCACAATATTCCCACCTGCTTGATCAGCGTATCTTTCGGCTTGCCGTCGATGACCGCCAGGTTCTCCAGTATGCTTGTCACGTGCTCGACGCAGAACCAGGTCATGACGAACACCTTGACAATGGAGAAGAACAGGGTGGCCAGTAGCATGACAAAGCTTTCTTCCGCTCCGGCCTTACTCTCCAGATAGAATGAGTGGGTGATATAGATGATGGTCAGCCAGATACACAGCTTGATGATGCAGCGTGAGAAACGGAAGCTTTCAAATCCTATTCCCTGGACCTTGCTTGCCCGGATGCCCGTCCACATCTCGGAGACAATGGCGACGAGCATGGCCATGGCCAGGAACGGTGTAATGCCTATCCATTCGCTGACTACGGCAGTGACGGCGCTGAAGGAGATGGCCGGAAATTGCAGGTTGTACTTGAAGCTCGGAGCCACCGAAAGAAAGAACTCCTTCGGTGAATCATACCCATAGGTGGCGACGAATCTTGTGAAAAAGCGTATCATATCTCTTTTTTTGTCACAAAGATAGAAGCCAACCATCCGCTCTCATAGGACAAAAAAATCCCCTCCGTGGTTGAAGGAACGGTAACACGACCAGTCATTCCGCTTTTCGGGCCCCATTCCGTTTGCGAGCGTGCGAGCAAACGGAATGGGTGCGCCCTGCACCCCTCCGTCAAATCAGCCCCTCATCGCCAAAACTATAATATTCACCATTCGTTATAATCACGTGGTCTATCATTGTGATATTGAATAACCCTGCCGCCTTTTTAAGTTGCTCCGTCAGCCTCTTGTCCTCATTGCTCGGTCGGCTGTTGCCACTCGGATGGTTATGCACCGCTGCAAACTGCGTAGCCCCCGTATCAATCAGCACGCGCATAATCAGCCTTATATCCGCTGAAGTCTGGTCTATGCCGCCTACCGATATGCGTACTTTCTTGATAAGTCGTCCGGCTTGGTTTATCGACACTACCCAAAATTCTTCATTCGGCAAATCTCCTATCAACGGCTCCATCAGTTCGTATACGTCTTTGCTCATCCTTATTTGCCTGCGTTCCACCTGCTGCGACAGTTGTCTCTTGTACATCTCCACGGCTGCCACGGCTACCCTCCTGCGTCCAGGAGTCAAAGAGGAAAACAATTTTTCAAGGTCTATCACCTCGTTGCTGCGTTCGATGTCCGAAACAATCTGTCTGTTGTTGCTGATTTCGTAAATCAGTTCGCTGTCGCTCATGTAGCGGCAATCGTTATCAAAAAGAGTATTCATTGTATGGATTAAATTGTTATAAAAGAATTGTCTTACCTAAGAAATAGCCTCCCAAAACCTCTGCCCCAAGCGTTTCAAGTGCACACGCAAACCGTGCGTAACTATGCCCCTGCGTCAGTATATCATCGAATACAAGGCATTTCTTACCCTTGAAAAAACGCTTATCAAACTTGATGACCTCCACCGTCTGCACCGTCTTGGCCGCTTTCGTCTCATGGATGGCAATCCGTCCACCCTCAATGGTAATTGCTTTGTACGCATTCCTGCACCCCGTCAGCCGTGCCACCTCTTCGGCAAAAGCCTTGTATCTGATTTCGTTCTTCTCTCCGCTACTGGCTGGTATGCAGACCAACGTCACGTTGCAAACTTCTGCACCGAACTGCTCACGCATCTTCTTTGCTACAAGTTCTGCCACAGACGCACTGCGCTTCCCGTCCTTAAAATCCCATATCATCCTGCGGATAGACCACTCCCGTTTGTTAGCCTCGTACTTGGTAGGCAAGTAGTCAAAGAAGTTAAACATGAATTTAGACCATTGATTTTTCCATGCTTCGGGAATGTTTCTTTTTGCTGCCATAACTGTAAGTTTTTAAATTTTTATTCTGGATTTCTGGAGTCGTCGGGTGGAGCCTTTTTTAATTTTCTCCGTTTCCCGGAACGACTTTTTTTTTATTCCGGCGTGTCTGTATGACGTGCGGTATGGTTGCCTTTTGATGCCGCAATAATTGAGGTGCCGAGGATGACATTCCGCAAGGTTCCGACTAAAACCGAAGGCTTGAATACTACCCGTAGGGCTGGAGATTTTTTAGCGGACAACGCCCGACCTTGCTTGTCAGACCGGTGCCCTACATTTGCGGACTCAAAAGACTACCTGACCGCATACAGAGATGCAGGAAATGAAAAGGAGTTGCGGAAAAGAAACGGAGGCACGCCAAGCGGAACGCTTACCGCTCTACAGTCTCTACCTTAGCTATTGAAACGGAAAAGACCGGGGCTACCTGCATGGATGCGGACAAACGCAAGTAGCTGCCGCTACTTACCGCTGAGACGCGCAAAATCCGTACTGGAGGAAATAGATTTGCCTGCCTGTTCCTTCAGTACGGATTTTGCGCGCGCCGTGCTCTTTGTTAATGAATGTTATAAGAAATATACTTCTTTGATAATGAATACAGAATACCCCTCTTTCCATCCGAATGGAAACAGAAACGGAAGTTTCTGCCGACCGCGCCCTATCCAAAAACGCAACCAAAAGCGCAAGAAGCAAGGAAATATGACAAGGAGGATGCCTCTCGGCCAGTCCTGCACACGACGTTCTGTCCTAAAGTGCAGCGATTCCCATTGCGGACGTTGCGAGTCCTGCCATAAGCATTGCGATTGTGATTGCGGATGTATGTGTATGAGGTGAATCAGATACGTGCGTCCACGAATCCGTATGCCTGCCTGAGCAGGTGCCCGTACTTCGTCCATACACGCTTATCCACCGCATCACCGAAGTGGGTGGCTTCTTCCGGAAGGATGGACTGGTTACGCTCGCTGCGCTTATCCTTGGCAAAACGCCCCTCGCGGTCCTCGATGACACGCGTATTGTTCATGGAGATGAGTGTATATTTGCATTTCGAGCCGTTGAAACGCTTCTTCGGGAACCGTTCGTCTTTCTCTGCCAGGATGGAAGCCCAGAGCAGGTACTTGTCATGCTGCGGTGGCTCCATGCCCGCATGGGTGTGCTGTTCCACCGTCCACCCGTGCTTCTCCAAGCGCTCGATGGCAAGCTCGTTGTAGGACTTCTTGTTGTTGGCACGGCGTGCATCCCCGTAACGGTCACGGTAATAATGCAGGTGCTTGTTGATATGGTTACGGTAGTAGTGGCAGAACTTGTCCATCAGCGCGTTCACCATGGTATCATCCTCTTCATCACGTTTGACAAAGAACTCGTTGATGTTGTTGTCTACCGGCTCACGTGTCAGCAGCTTCGTCACGAAGTCATAGTTGCGCTCCTGCGCCACTTCCAGGAATGAGGCAGCAGAACCCCAGTCGGGTGTCAGCTCTATCGGCTGGTTGGGATTGCAGTCCAGGTCACGCCGGCTGTCATCGTTATTGGCAAGCTGCTGCCAGTTGTAGTTATGATCTTCGGCAAAGTCACGGATATAGTCGTCATTGGTCGCATTGTAATAGATATGGCGTTCATCCAACTGGTAGTAGCAGCTATCAATCTTATCCACCATGAAGTTCAGGATCTCTATCATGAAGGAAAGCTTATCCATCACCTTGTACTGGTTCAGGATATAGTTCATGCCCACATTGGCGATGTTGTCGAAGATGGAGCCAAGGATAAAGAGCGTGCCGTCACGTGAAACGAACGGCGTGATACTTTGCCTGAGACGGACGGTCTCGTTCCAGATCTCCTTGAACAGTCCCGCATCATTCGCAATCCTTGCATCAATGAGCTGCATCTGTAACCGCACAATCTTATTCCAGACATCAAACAGCCGGATGCCGCGTTCTTCTTCATAATACTTGGCCGGTTCAAGCAACCATTTCTGTTCAGGCGTGTAAGGCATGGAGGAAAGGAAGGTGTTGCCGTGATGCTTCAGAACGGGATTCTCGGACTTGCGGCCAAAGATGTGTTCATTACCCCGATTGGTCGGCGCCGCCTCCTGGTCGAACTTCTCCTTGTCGAGCGTCAGCGCTTCATCGGTGATGTTGTAGTCCGCATTCGGACCGCGGCTGTTACCGCCCTGAGTAAGTATGTAGAGCATATGCCCGTTGCTGAAGCTGATGCCGTACTCGAATGACATGATGTGCTCGTATGGCTTGTACCATCCTTCGATGGGACGGCGGCACACCACATAGTCACCGGTCTTGCTGACCGGGTCCCACTGCTTATAACCGAGCATCTCCAGCATCTTGAACGCTGAAGGCAGGGTTTTAGTCAACGCCTGCCCAATGGTGGCCTGGGTGAGCGTAGTAATCCCTCGCGGCATGAGCCGGATGTTGTCATCTATCACGGCACCGGTAATGAATGATTTACCCGTGGCACGCGAGTAGATGACATATCCGTTCTTGTACGGCATCACGAGGAATGCCGCTTGCGCCGGATTGACCTGTATGACCTCTTCCCAGACGTTTTCGTCCATTGTCCTGCCGTATCAATATCGTGGGAAAACAATGTAGTTCACACCTTCGGAGGAGGTCATGCGGGGCATGTCCTGTCCGGTATCAGCCAGCAGCTGCGGCACCTCTTCCGGCCTGAACCTGGCAGATACGGTACAGACAATCTGTGTCTTGCTGACCGATACCATATCAATGTGCTTATGGTCAACCAGGTAAGAGATGAGTCGTTTGTTTGTCAATTTTTTCATGGGTAATCTGTTATGAGTTCATTATTTCTTCCGCTTGTGCGTCGTCGATAGGCGTGTACATCGAATCCACCAAAAGCTTCTGCTCTTCCTGGGAAAGGTTGCGGACGGCATTCAGGGGAATATCCACCTTTTGCCCCATGCTGTTGATCTGGATGTAGAATACGTTCTTCTCCATGCGTCGCGGGTCCTCGACGGAAGCCGGCTTCTCACCAATCATCTGATGCAGTACTTTCTTGGCGTTGTTCCATTGCTTGAGATCACCTTTGAGCTTGCAATCCCGGATAAGCTGAATCTGGTCCTTGATCATCCAGGCATACCAGAAGTCCCAGTCGAACTGGTGCTGTGTCTTGAACAGTTCTTTTGCCAGGGCGATGTCCTTCCTTATCTGGGTACGCGAGATACGGTATTTTGCCAGCATGATGTTGATGATGTGGCTCTCGTTCGGATAGTCATCCAAAAGACGTGCTATCTGCAGCACCCGGTTGCACTGCACACGCAGATGCTCCGGCAGCGGACTGTTCTCCGGGTCGATGATGTGCTGCTGTATAAGGTCGTAGGATTGCTCCTCCAGTGCGGCCTTGCTTTTGGATGCCGTCAGACGGTTGTTATTCATACTCAAGATACTGCTGTTGCGATTTGATGAACTTGACAAGCTCCTGCTGTGCCGGGTTGCTGCCATTGACGGCCGACTTGATGAGTGACTCCCGGAGTTCAACCGTCTGGCGAAGATGCCCCCGGTAGAAGGCGGTCCGGACTTCGGTGCCCGGTGTGCGGAGTTCCGCGAGAAAGTCCGTCTCATCGGCACCTATATTGATGGCTATCAGCCCCGGAGGGATCAAACGATAGGCCATCTTCTCTATCTCCTCACGTTGTTCCTGAGTCAAATTCATCATTCAGCATTTTAAAGTCAAAATCAAAAATATCTCTGCCGGTATGGATGATTCCACGTTCCAGCTTCGGGTTGTGCGTGGCGTTCTGGCTGCCCACTACGGTAATCTTCCAGTCCTCGTTATACAGCAGCGCCACCTTCGCATGAAGCGCGAGGCAACGGTAGCAGTCCGGGAACGTGGTCACCAGATAATCGAACGGTTTGGGTGATATGCTGCGTACCCGGTTGTCTATCAGGAACCGCACCGACAACAGCTCGCCTGTTTCCACCTTCCGGTGAATCGCCGTAATGCTGTCCATGGAGATGGAATAGGTGGTAAGCAGCAGGTGTGCCGGGCCTGTCTGTCTGAGAATATAGAAAATCAACTGGATCAGGTTGAACGCCCCTGAAGAGTAGAAATGCTTGTCCCTGCCGGGTACCAGCACCCCCATGGCGTCCGGATGCAGCAGCTTCTCCGCAGCCAGGTCGTGGCCGGAGGCTGCCGCATCCGTTCGGCGGATGTAGCCTGTCGGGTATCGGTCTCCCTGCATAGGACTTACTGCATCATCCACCGGCATCATCTTATTCTCAATCTCGCTGCAACAGACCAACATAACCTATTGCAGTTCTGCCAAACGATATTCTATCCTTTCCACCAGTGCTTCCTGGGCAGCCACCTTCTTCTCGTATTTCACGCGTTTGGGGCAGTCGGGAAGGGGATTCTCCTTGCCGTCCTTGGGTTTGCTTTCCGAAGAGTACAGCAGCATGTTCCTTGCCTTGGTAATCTTGCTCTTGGCATTGGATTTCGCTTTCTTCAGTTCTTCCACGGATAGGGAACTGATGTCGGTCTCGTCCTCTTCCTTTTCCGGATTTTCTTCGGGGGTATCCGCTTTTTTGTAGAGTTCGTCCAGCTGCTTGTCAGTCGGCAGTTCCTTGTCCTGCTCGAACTGCCTTTTGATGGCAGCCAGCAGTGTCATGCGGTTGGAGAGAAAGGCTATACGGGCGACAATATCCTTGCGCTGCGTGCATACAGCCTGCGTGTTTGTCTCACCCAGTGCGGCAAGCATCCGGTGCTGGCGTGAACGTTCGTTGTAGCATTCCCGGAAGTCATAGATGATTTTGGCCATCACCGGAGGATAGGCGGGCTGTTCGTCCGCCTCACGCGCCAGTTCCCTCTCCGCAACGGCGACAATGGCGGCAGCCGTCTCTTCGGGAACCGTCTCGGAACGCCCGTCATTGCCCGGCATTGCATCATCTGCCAGGTCCACATCCTCAAAGCGCGGATCATCCGGATGGTACCACACCTTGATCATCTGCCGGATCTCGTATTCCAGCTTCTCGCGGGTATGCGGCTTTTCGCCCTGGCGTGCCAGACGTGCGGCGACAAACCCCTTATATCCTGAACGGGTCAGGATATTCACACCGGTGCTGTAGTCACGTTTCTGCGAGTTCAGCCACTTGATGCCGTCCCTGCGCGCCTCAATGTAGTTCTGTGTAATCTTTGACATTGTATGTACGTTGTTTTTTGATGATACGCAAAGCTATTGCGATTTTTGTTGCCGGAATAGGACAAAACAAAATGTCCGCCCCTGCCTGAGAGCGAGAGACGGACATGAACAACCAATCATGAACAAAAAGGCTTATGGCACTTCTGATGCGGCTTTTACAGTCAGGATGTCCTCCGTGTCTCCCTCATACACACATTTGCGCGGTGCGGTAAAGGTGTAGTGGAGGGTGTTCTGGTTGCGGGCAGTGGAGCTTGCTCCGGTAGTGGCACCATCACCCGACGCACGGAGCGCGCCGCGCCGCTTGTCACCCATCAGGTAGTTCGTGCCGTTGTTGTCGGTCACGATAAAGAACATCTTGCGCCCTTTGGTCGCATTCTCAAAACCGAATATCTTCTTCCGCATTTTGGCCGAAATGATATTCAGGTCCATCAGGAACGATTCCCCGCCGCTTTCTCCCTGGTCGGTAATCTTGAACTCGGCCAGCTCGTCGGTGAAATCCATCTTGTATGCCCTGCAGCCTTCCTTCATGACCAGGTCACCGACCAATGTACCGGCTTCTTCAAGAGAAAGAGGGGATTCCGTCTTTTTCGGGTAGTCCGGCCAGGTCGCCACATCCGCATGATAACCGAAGATGACGGACGGTATGATACCGCCCATGTTGTCCTGGTTCTCGCAGTCCATTGCCTCGTTGATGTCATCAAGGGCAATACATAATTTAGGGTCTACTTCTGCCATAATCACGCCATTTTTTAAGATTTAACAACGTATGTACCCGTCACTTTCTCTACTGCACCCGCAGCGGGCGTCTTCTTCTGCACGGCAGGAGTGGTGTATCCGGCAGCCTCCAGGAACTCGACGGTATATTCCTTTCCACCGGGAACAGCCACATACGTGCCGGACTCACGCCAGGCTTCCTCGCCCTGGATACGCCATTTGCCTCCGTTGTTGGCCGCTTCATCCGGCGTAATGGTCACTTCAATGTATCCGAACGGATTGGTCCCTTCCGGGTCCACCGGACGGTCGTTGACGCAGAACTCGGACTTGTGCACAGACACGAACTGGAAGCCGATCACATACTTGCCCGCAGCGTCGAAGGTATAGGGATTGCCGGACATGAACGGCTTGATGGACTTGAAGTCGCTCTCCTTGTCAAAACCGTAGCATACGTTCTCCTTGGTGGTCAGCATGACGAACTGGCTGCCGTCGGGAAGGTTCGGAACACGCACCAGCTCGCAGCGGTTGTTGGAACCAAGCAGGTGTTGCGTGTCGGAAGTGTCCTCCTTGAGTCCGATGACAATCACGCCTTCACCTTTGCGCCAGTCATCATACATGTCACCGATGTCATCGCTGATGAACATCTTGATGTTCTTCTTGCGCTTGAAGGTACGCGGCATGTGGCGCCACATATCCAGCAGTTTCTCGCCGACATTGGCAAGTGTCAGCTCACCGGTAGCATACACATTACCTTCGGCACTGGAGATGTCCCCGACAGCTTCGCCTTCAGTGATAATGGTACCGATACCGTCGAAAGAGTCCTGAATGTCCGTCTTTTCTTCATCCGCACTGTATTTTGCCGTGAAAATGGCAAACAGCAGGTCATTGGATGCCAGTTCATGTCCGTGGTTGATCAGCCACAGCTCGAACGGGTGTTCCTTGCGGAGTGTACCGGGAACCTCGGCGATGTAGGTACGTCGGTAGCGCTCAGGCTCGTCGGACATCTCCATTACAACGGGACGCACTACCAGACGTCGGGGAACAATCTTGCCCAGATACTTTCCGGCAGTGAATTTGCCGGTGTACTTGCCGGAGATGCTTCCGCCCTCCACCTTGCCCAGTTCAAGGGAGTCGGTTATGCCCGGTACCGGAGTGAAATGTCTCAACACCTCTGAGGCGTCGAGCTTGTCGACCGCCTTCAGGATGTCCTTGTGCTTTTTTACCGCGGTCAGAACGGCGGTAATGTCAATAGGTGCTTTAAAATCCATAATAGAATAGTTTAGTGTTACTCATTCTCAAAACTGTTGATCGGGTCTGTGGCGATGTCCGCAAACTTGTTGTCTTCGTTCGCTTCCCGGTGGCTGTCGGTACCCGTTCCGGGTATCTTGGCGACAATGTCACGGATAACTTGTACCTTGGCCTTGTTGTCGGCGGCATTCTTGATGCTGTCACTCAGGCTGTCAAGGTCATTCACGACTGCCGTCAGACTGTTTTCGGCGGTCTCCTTGGCAGTGTTGGCGACAGCCAGGTCATTCTCCGCTTTGGCTTTCGCTTCGTTGGCGGCCTTGACGGCGTCATTGATGGCCTGCAGATTCTCTACGGTAAGCAACATCTTGCCGTCTTTTTCCTCAATGCCTTCGCTGTTGAGGATCTGGTTGATGAAAGTAAATTCTTTACGCATAACTGTATTTGAATTAGAAATGTCAGTCTTGTTGCCGGTAGGAAACAGCCCTTTGATACCGTCGATAATCTGGGAGACCAAGTTTTTGTCACGGCCTTCCGGTTCCGGTTTCTCCTCCGAATCGATAGCCGGCAACGGTATACCAAGCGCGGTGAAGCAGTCGGTCATTTCATTGGTCACCTGCGGCTTTTTATGGGTACCGGGAATGATCTTGTCTATGAATCCCCATTCCTTGGCTTCGGCGGCAGGCATCCAGCGTTCCTCTTCCATCAGGGTGATAATCTCCTTCAGGCTTTTGCCGCTACGGTTGATGTACTTCTGTGCAATCATCAGGTCAATGGCTTCCGCGCTCTTCTTCTTGTTCTGCAGTTCCTTGATGGTATCCTCCAACTGGTCAGCATTGAGCTGGCCCCAGATGTCCACTCCCAGGCTGCATTTATGCGCCAGCCACATGCCGTCCTCGTGCATCTCGATGGACTTGGCGCCAAACGCCAATATGGTGGCCGCCGAAGCGTTGAAGCTGATGAACTCCACCGTCACATTGCCGTGCTCGGCCATCAAGGCGGACATGGCGACCGCTTCGGCCACATCACCGCCATAACTGGAAATTTTCAGGCGTACGGGCTGGCCTTTGGCCTTGTCAAGGAAGTATTTCAGATAGTTTTTGTTGTACCAGTAACGGTCAATCGCTCCGAATAATGTGATAACTGTCTCGTTCATAAAACTTATTTTTGCGCAAAGAAAAACGCAAAAAAAACGGTACCCAAGGACATTGGGTACCGTCAGCGGACAGATAAATATTTGACTGAAAGAATGTTGCGTGTCAGCAAAGGAAGCCGTACGGTTATATTTCCTCCATGTTTTCAATATAGACGGTCGGTTCATCCTGGATGCAGGTGAACGTGAATGAGGTGCCGTTCCGTTCCGACACGGAACGTCCGCTTGTCTTGTTTGTGGCGAACAGCATGAGTGCGTCCTCCTGCCCGCACCAATGGACCGCCCCGTTGCCGTCCACTGCCAGCACATACCACAAGCCACGCTCCAGCATCTCCATCAGCTGATGGTTTGCCGGGGAAAGTTTCGGAATCACCCCTTCAATGGAAACGTTCCAGCAGTCCCCCGCGTCATTCACCTCCTTGTCTTCATTATAGGAATAGGTGTCATTGGCATATACCGGTATGGAAACAATATCCTCCCGGTTGCGGAGTTCCAGATAGTTCAGACCGGCGGCATAGTCCTTACGGATTTGCACGAACGAGGCCGGAGGCACGGCAATCACCTGCAACAATCCTCCGACGTTTTCAAAATCATAATGCATTGCTTTCATAAGCCATTTTTCCCTGCTGGGAAATTGTCCCGAATTCGGACAACTTCCCCAAAATTATACGGTTAATAAAGTCTAAAATCGTGGTATTCTCCACCGTTTTCCTATATCCATGCCGATTATACTCCCTGCGGATAGTCTCATAAGACCAGGTGTCGTCATCAAAGCCGAAGCTGTTCTGAAAGTTGCGGATGGCGGTCGAGAGTGGGATTCCGATACTGACATGGGTGTCGAGATAGAGGAAAAGCATCTGCTTGATCCGTCTTTCCACCTTGCTGCCGAACGCCACCACTTCGGTATTCGACATCGCCCATCCGTATCGGTAGAAGTCATCACGGCGTATCTCCACCGCCACGTTGGCGGTATATCGTGCCAGGTTCCGGTATCTGTTCTCGTATCGTCCGGGTTTTGCAAGCCTGGAAAGGAAGTCGTTCTGCAGCTCCTTGTCCGGGGACAGATTGACTATTTCTGTCCAAGTGTCGTCCGGGGCATTGAAATTGTACAGCAGGAATTGCTTGACATAAGGCTTGCAAGGGAGCCAACACACAAATCGGTCTTTTTTCGTCATTTAAAACATTGATTTTTACACAAATATACAAAATACCGGTAATATAGCCAAGCCCTTGCACGAATATAGCGTAAAAATCGTGCGACAGTACTTTTGTACATGGTTTATTTTGTATATTGCTGAATATCAAGTTTTTATAATCGTACAAAAAGCGTACAAAACCGTACTAATTCTTTCGTTTGCGTACTTTTTGCCGTTTTTTGAAGAAAAGTACAATTCGTGCGCTATTCGTGCACGATTCGTGCGGAATTTGTACGCTTGTAAGCATCTGTATATCAGATTGATATATGCTTAATTTCGCACATCCGTACGAATGCACGATTTTTTCTCTGTTTTTTAAGGTAGTCCAATTTTAAAAAGAAGAATAAAAAAAGAATAATATACCCCCTCCGGGAATTCTCATGTCTGCTGCCACTTCCATGCACGTTTGTCCGAATCGTTATTATGACGGGTTGGGGGGGAGGGGGGAAGGGGCAGAAGAAAAAACTGCATCCGGCTGTACTCACGCACAGCCGGATGCAGATAAATACCTAATATACACTTTCAAGAATACTCCGCATTGTGTTTTCCGGGAATGTCATCACGGAAAATCTTCCGGATAGAACACCTTGCAGATGAATTCATATTCACGGGGAATGGAACGGACTCCTACAGCCACACACAAGCCTCGCGCCGCCATTTCATACAAGCGCTGGTTGGTGAGTACGGCTCCACGGAAATTGTAGCTGCTGCAGAAAACGAAATAGGCCGTCGCCAGGTCTATGCCGTAGATGTCGTTCGATATGATTTTCGCTGCATCCGAAGGGATGAGTGCGAAACCGAGCCGTACTGCCAGGCGGCTCAACAGTCTCTTGCGTTCAGCCAGTTCCGGAGAAACGACCACCAATATTTTGTGCTCTTTTTTCAGCATGATTGTTTGCGTAATTCGTTGAAAATATGTATCTTTACATCATAATAAATTGACATATTCTATCCCTTTCTCCATTTCGGGATGAAGCGGTTCCCGGAAGGTTTAAAGCCGGTTGTCCGCCGCACATACTCCATATCATCCGACAGTTCCAATTGTCCTGCATACTTGTCGTAAGGCTGTTCCGCAATGAGAGTCTTCACGATGTCCCGGAACAGTTCCAGGTCTTTTTCCCGGCAACGGTCTGAGATACGGAACCGGCAGCCTTCCGGCAGATCGACACACATCAGATACACCGCATCATAGAACGCCATGAAACGTTTGGGCGCCATCTCGTAGAGTGGGATAAGTCTGGCCATGATACTGGAATGTGTCTCGCTCATCAGAATGCAAGTTTGTTGTCCGGATTGCCAACCGGTAGTTCATGCGGGTCACTCTGGGGTGTCTGCTCTCCGGCTGTCTTGCCTATGGTGAAATACTCCACTCCTCCGGACTTGTCATCTATGACCGGTTTCCCGTCCTTGTCCAGGAAGAGAGGCAGACCGCTTTTGGCATCATACTTGTGCGGGTTGAACACCCAGCCCTTCCATTCGCAGTATTTCTTTATCTTGTCCTTGAAGGCGGTGGAAGTGATGTACTTGCGCTGCTGCGGATCATAGTTGCAGAAATTATCATAAATCTCCTTGCGTGGGGTACGGCGACAGTGCTCCTCGCTGCTGAAGTATTCGTCCGCCCAGGATATGATGGTCTCGCCAATCTCCTGCCTTAGCTTACGCTGCTGCAGGCGTTCGCCCGGTGCCTGCACGACCCCGAATTTAAGATAGAGCTGTATGCAGTTGGCCAGCATGTTCCAGGTCAGGTTCCACTGGGTGAAGTCCCATTCGGAAAAGAACAGTACCCCGAAATCATCCATGGGCTTGTGCTTGTCATTATAAAAATCGGAGAAGGCTATCAGCCATTGCCTGTCGGTATAGCTGGAACCGGTACCGCGGATGGCATGATTGGTGGGGATATATACTTTGGGTGATTTGGCGAACGGATAAGTGATACGTGCGCCCCCCTTTTTGTTCACAGTCCAGTCCCCGGTGAGATTGGGGAACAGAAACTCGAAATTGAAATTCAGCATGACATCGTCAATGAACACCAGGCGCGTCCGTTCGTCGATATCATTCCAGATAAAGCTGTCGTTGAAGATGTCCGTCCGTTTCCCGGATATATAGACTGTGTCAACGACCTGGCGCATCAGTTCACCGACAAGTGACTTGCCGCTGCGCCCGTTGCTGTCACCGACTTCCGACTGCTTACCGTCCATACCGATAACGGCACGTGTCACGTTCGCGTCCTTGCATTCCATCAGCATGTAGCCGATGGCGCACATCTTTGAAAGCAGATGAAGATTGTTTTCAAAGATTTCACTCTCCTCAATCTCTTCAGGCCTCTTTCTCCAGGTGAAATTGCTGGTATTGATAAGGAATTGGAGATAGTGGCATTTCCTGCCTTCCGGAGAGAGTTCGTAGTCATACCTGCCATCCTTCTCCCTGAACACAATGAGGGGGTGGCCGAGGTATCTGGCATCGGTGTTCTTCCGTTGTTCATCCCATATCTGGTGGGTGATGCTTTCATATCCCACTTCCTTGACCTCATGCTGGGTGATGTGCCAGCAACGGTCACGGAAATAGAAATATTGCTCGTCACGGGACGGGGAGATGAAGTTCGGCTGGATGAAGGCGAGCCTTGACATCTGGAACGGTCCGACATACTGCGAGCCTCCCTTGAGCAGCTGGTTGTTGACGAAGCGGCTGCAGTTCTGTTCGGCAAAGGCGAACATGAAATCGCGTGCGTCTTCCACGTCAATGGTACGGACTACCGGCGGTTCCAGATGGATATATGTCCAGAGTTTGGTATCGAGCAGGCGGTAACGGCCGATACCCCGGTTCTGGAAAAAGGTCTTGGCGGCCACATAGTCGTACTCAAACACCGGCACCCTGTTACCGTTCGTTTCCTTGTAGTCCTCATTCCAGAACTTCTCATCCTCATCATAGGGTAGGGCAGATACCAGTTTGCCGTTCTCGTCAAACTTCCAGGCATAGCGGCCAAAGATAAATTCCGGAAGCTCCTGCAGAACCTCGCGGTGCTGCTCGGCAAATTTCTCATGGCTGTGCAGGTTCCATAATTCCCGCAGCTTCTGGTCATTCCATGTGGTGATTTTGAACACTTCCACATACTTTCCCATTCCGGACTTCTCGTTGCAGGCAAATTCCAGGTCTTCGGCCAGTTCCTCTTCATGACCGGCCAGCTTATCGGCCAAGAGGTCGTCCACTCCCTTGTCGCCTTCATCGTTCTTGTTGATGTGGCCAATGAATATTTCCACCATGATACCGCGGTTCTTCAGCATACGCATATATTCCTTGAAGTTTCGGGCAGCGGAGAAGAAACTGCGTGGTCGAAAATCAACTGGAGCATTGAACTTAATGTTACGGGAGAGGTCATTCCAGTCCGCATCAAAAATGAAAGCCACTTCCTTGACTCCGCAGACAGTGATTATCTTGACAAGATCCTCCGGCAACGCCCCTTTCTGTCCCAGGTTCTGGATGCCGCTGACCGCTATGGAGGGGATACCGTGCTTGCATGCCTTTTCCGCTTTCTTTTCTCCTTCCTGGATGTAGAGTCTTGGGAACTGCTCTTTCCTCTTGTACATCTGCCTCATGCGTTCCGGGATGTATATGGGCGTACCGCTGCCGGCAGGAGACTTGTACTTGAACGGTTTCCCTTCCTTGTCCCGGTGTTCTTCCGGGAATTGCCAGCGGACGCGGTAATACACTTTGAGTTCCTGCTTGCCACGCCCCGGCAGCTTACGGGTATAAGTGACCGGCATGCCGTCCAGGTCGTAATATTCGATGATGACATCATCCCCGTCAACGATATTGCCGTATTCGTCAACGGTTCCCGGACGGAAAGTCTTCGCCTCGAAAATGCTCTGTGTATCTCCCTTCTTGAAGATATGTGCCGTCACGTCCTGATAGGTCAGACCGCTGTCAGCAAGCATACGGGCGCAGAATGTATCGACACTTTCTCCCTTGGCCTCCTTGCTCCGTTTCTTCATTTTTGTGGGTTTGGAAGGTTTCTTCTCCGGTTTGGGGTCCAGCAATACATTGAATTTGCGCGCCAGGTAATCGCATGCCTCCAGGAATTGCATGTCTTCTGCCCTCTGCAGATAGTCCAGCGGTTCTTTGCCTTTTATATCCGGGCAACTGAAGCATTTGAAAATCTGTTTGGCCGGAGAGATATGTAACTTCTCTTGTCCATGGCATTTAGGGCATTCGCATTTATATTCGGCCCCCCGTTTGCGTAGTTCGTGGAAGTCACCGATAACATCAAGGAGCCTGCCTTTGGAAGCCTCCTTGATTCGTTTTATATCGTCTTGAGTAAAGTACATAGTTCTGTATATTGCCGCTACGAATTACACTGTTTCCGGGTTCGGATGGTAGGACTTAAATCTTGCCGAGAAACAGCAAATACGTATCGAGTTCATTTTTCAGTCGGGCATTCTCATTCCTGAGCTGCTCTATCGTGTTATCCCGGCAGGAAACAGCCTGGTGCAGCCGGCTGATTTCCTGCGAGTAATCAATCTGTTTCTCACTCTTTTCCACCTTCTTCAGCAGTCTTTGCTTTACTTTGCCTATTTCCTGCTCAAGATAGGCGTTCCGCTTTAACAGACTTCTGACTTGGGCCTCCAAATGAATGGTGCGCTGCCGCTCCCTACGGTAATCCTTGAGCAGGTATTTGAATAAAGTTCCGATAGGGATATATGGTGTAAGATTTTCTTCCGTCATATGTTGTGGTGATTATCAAGGATGAGATTGGTGTGCCTTAAAACCATCGAGGAACATTTCGGCCATCACTATATTGATTCCGTGATGCTCCTTGGGGTTTTCTGGACGTCCGGTCAATGTCATGCTCAAATTCTCCTTACCATAATCACGCTCCACATCGAAGTATAATTCCTGCCCTCTGTCATCATGGAAAGTAATCCGGCACCTTTCCACCAATCCCCCCAGTTCTGAAGAGTCTAACCACAAGTCCGGCTTTTTATCTACCTTCAGATGACAGTAGCGGTGTACCTTGCCACTTTTTCTGATTAACTCCACTTCGACGATTGTCGCTACCTGATTGGTACGCAGAATGCGTACTTTCTGACCTTTCTTCATTGATATTTCTTTTTTATTGGTATTCATTTCATCTGGTTCTGATGCCAGTAAGAAATCATCTCACTCACATTACGAACCTTGATTTTCGCTTTGATATTCTCCCGATGGCGGTTCACCGTATAAGGTGATATGTGCAGTTCCGCTGCAATATCATCCGTCTGGCAATTGGAAGCGATGAGTCTGAAAACATTCATCTCACGGGCGGTTAGTGCCGTGTCAAGTTCCGGGCGACAAATCACTCCCTCATGTTCGCACTCACCTCGTAGTGGACACTTTACCTCCTCGAATACGAATTGTCCATCCTTATTGATGTCAAGGTTGTATTGGTCATACTCGCCGAAGTTGCAGCGGATGAAGCGGTGAATTACCCGGAATTCATAATGCCACCTATTCATTGTACTACTGGAGTAAAGTTGCATTAACCTGGCATGTGCTTTCGGGTATCTGTCCCTGATGACAGCAAGCATGTACTCGATGGTCGGGCGGTTGTCCTCACAAAGCACAACTGCCGCATGCCCAAGTTCTTTAATCATCACATCACCTTCGGGGGTGTTGTAGAACTCGATGTTAGTTATCGGCATGAATTTCACAACGTGATGAGTTTGTAATATGTGCTTGCTCCATTTCGCGAACTTGAACTATAGCTTTGCGAATTAGTGAGGGATAAAATGTACCTTGTACATCTACTTTGTACCCACTTATGAATTCAAAGTGTGCATAAATCTGCTCTGGAGTGTATTTCACATCGCAGACTTTTAATTCTACCTTGAAAAACTCAAAATCCGCATAGGGATTACCACCGAAGGGTATTCTTTTAAATTCCTCCATAATTTGATTGGTTCTTAATTTTGTTGAATTATGAAAATGTTCTCATATAGTTCTCTTTCCAAAGGTTTGAAGGAGTCTTTTCTTAACTTGTCGTAGAATGTAATCAATGACATACCGCTTCTTCTTAGGAACTCATCACGGAGCCTCAGTCTCGTGCTTTTCTCCATCTGGTCGTAATGGTACTTGGGTACCATTTTTTGCTTTTTCTCTTCCATAATCTTAAATATTACGATTGTTATTATTATATTTATAACGCAAAGGTTTAAAATAATAGTCTAATATCAAAATATTAATCCTATTATTTTAATCTTATATTATTATTTAAATCTAGTATAAATAGTATAACATGTTTAATCCTGATAAAATAAGAAGATTATTTGAAGATAGAAAGATCAGTCAAGCACAGTTTTTGAAAGACACAAGTGTATCTAAATCAAACTTATATGTTTGGCTCAATAACACTTCGATTCCTGGTGCCGACAACCTGGAAATTATAGCAGATTATTTTAATGTACCAATAGATTATTTTTTTGATAGAGATATAAACTCTTCTGGAATTAATATAGGTCATCAAGTTAAGGGCAATGGTAATAAAATCTCTGGAGATATAACTTTAAGCGAGTGTCGCAAAGAGATAGAGCATCTCAACGCTCTATTGGAGGAAAAAGAAAGAGTGATAACTGAGAAAGAAAGAACAATTCAAATATTAATCCAAAAGCAGAAGTAATATGGATAAAAAAGCGTATCTCTATATTGTTGAAGCTGGGCAGTTCAGTTTTGAGGTGGAAATAAAAGAATTATTAGGGAAAGTAGGAGATACTATTTGCATCAGCACAGACGGAATTGACCCTGATGGATTTGACGTTAAAATAACTTGTATTGAGGAAGATTACTATGTGTATTGTTCAATGCCAGGTGTTGATTAAAACCTCCTTTCCTAAAAGTAATTTAGGTAACAAAAGATATATAATTGACTATCAGCCAGTATAAAAAGTAGTGGCAACGGAATCACAAGGAAAAATGCTAATAGGTTCATTGACAACTTGTTAGCATTTTCTTTTTATGCTATCTGCACAACATTTGCACAACTTGCGAATAGGGAAAGAAAAAGCCGGGGAATAATTCCGGCTATATTGTTGTTTTAACCCCACCGCTGATTTTGGGAGTTGGGTCGTATTCTGCTTTTTGTCTTCGTTTCTCGTCCTCGTCTTTAAGGTACTTGTTCCTTATCTCTTTGATGTCATTCGTCATTCCCCATACCTTGAAGAAGAGGATGATTTGCAGTACTCCGAATATTAGGAGTATGATGGTTAGAAAGTCAATCATAATCTTATGTGTCTAATTTGTTATTTTAGCCATTTTGCAACTCCACCATGATGTGAACATGTTCCTCTACGGCTTTTGCTAAAACTATATGTTCCATCTCTACATAAAGCTGTTGCTCCAGGAGGCGCGGAATTATAATAAGTTGGAGATTGTACTCTTTCTCCCTTTGAATTTGTATAATATTTAATAGACGTACTGTTATTGTATGTAGTAGTACATTCTATTTTTTCTTTTGAAAGGTATTTAGTCGAAACATATCCTATGTATCCATTATAGTTTATCGGAATCCATTTACATTCACAGTCTTCATCTATGGTAACTTGAGTGCCTTTAGGTATTTGAGTAATAATAGCAGAGGTCGTATTAGGAGCCTCTCTCAAATTTAGATTTGCCATAACATATCTTATGGTATCTTGCTGAGTGGAAAGTTGGGCATTTAACAAGCAAGGAAATAAGAAAGAAAAAAATAGTATTATTCCTCTTTTCATAATCTTAGATATTTAGTTTGTTATTTTCTCCTAGAAGGAGCTCTTCTTGTATGTGGCTTAACATAAGTTCCATCCTTTCGATAGTATCCTTTAACTTGGACAGTACCACCAGTTGATGTTGGCTTATACTTATATTTTGTTGAATTACTAAGTGCATGATTAGAATGCGAATATTTATATGTAGATGTTTCAGAATCAAAATTCCAATCAGATAAAGAACGAATTTTCTTTTCTGATAGGAATCTTGTTTTATATACATAACCTCTTTTGTTACCGTATTTAGCTCTTCTGTATTTCTTGTATTTTCCTGTTGAAATTAAGTTTTTGCCAACAGGTACTTCTATATATGTCGAGTTAGTATTTGGCGATGCGTATAACTTTACAGGACCTGCGGTTTCACATAAAAAATAATTGGTTGTACAACTACCGAATATTAGTATGAAAAATAGTAGTATTAATAATTTTTTCATGACTTTTATAATTTAGATTGTTCTTGAGATTTCTTATACAGTTTTTGGGCTTTTTCAAGTCTTGTAATATACTCCATTACGTCATATTGAACGAAAGCCCATTTCCCATCCTCATACTTGATGCTTTCATTCGTTTCAAGTGCTTGCATTACTTGTTTGTATAATGATGAATCATTTTCAATTACTCTTCCTGCCCTGCGTTCATTTTCTTTCATAAATACACTTATTGCAAGTTTGATAACACGAATTTCGTTTTCATACTCTTTCTTTTTTCTATAAAGAATCATAAGTCTATCATACGGATGTGTTGCTGGAAGTTGTGGTATGATAGCTTTTTCATATACAGCTATAGCTTCATTTATCATACCTTCCTTTTCTAAATCTATGCCCAATTTAATTAATCTTGAACTTTCATTCTGTATTTCTCGTTGAGATGCTTCTTCAAATTCTTCTTCCTGTTTTTGTTGAAGTCTTTCAAAACGAGATTTTTCCAAATGGTTTAGTTTATGTTTAAGTTCATTTTCGTCTTTACATAAAACTTCTCTCGCTTTAATCCCACTTGTTTCTCCTACAATACCAGCACATTCCAGTTGGTCCATAATACGCCCTGCTCTATTATAGCCTATAGCGAATTTACGTTGAATTAATGAAGTGGAACCTTGTTGGTGGATAACAACTAATCGAGCTGCATCTTCAAATAGAGGGTCAAGTCTCGTTATGTCAGCCTTTTCTACGGAGAGGTACTCTATTTTTTCTTCCTCTGTTATAAATTCCTCTTCTTTATCTACTGTGTCTATAATTGCCCTGTCTATAGATATTTCCGCATCTTTGGTATTGTTATCGTTGTCAATCTCATTATTTCTTTGAATCGTTTTCTTCTTTTCAACTGACGATAGATGCAACGCAAATCCTATTATAATAAGAAGTATAGATATAGAGAAGTGTACACCACAAATCGGCAATATGATTGCGAGCATGTAACATATTGCCGAGAAAAGACATCCTGTATAATTTTTAATCTCATATCTCGAATCAGTATCATCTGATTGCATTTTATGATTAGATATGCCATTACTGCTAACTTTTGTTCTTGAGTAAATCCCGGTTCCCGGTATTCCTGTCGTTATATAAGTACCACGCTTTCCAAAGTTTACTTTTGCTCCACGCGAACCAACTGACCAGCTTGTACCGGATTTGCTAATATTCATGTGTAGCCCGGGAAGTATCTTGATTCTTTTTCTAAAATATAGTGCCATGAGTATATATTTTATTTATTTCATGTATCTTGGTTGAATTTTCATAGCATTATCAATGAATTTACATTTGTGTTCTTGCCAATTTCCCAACAACCTTATATAAATGAATTATATCATTATCTATATCAATTTCCATATCGGGATATTTTCTTTTCCCATCCGGATTGGTTATGTTGTTATAGGAAGACAATATTGTTTTTTTTCGCTCGTAGTCAATATGAATCATTTTAAGAAGTCTATCTTCTTTTGTTATAATCACATACGGCTGTCCATTGTCGATTTTTCTTTTATCTTTTATTTCACGGACAAAGATTGTATCTCCTGACATATACATATCATACATTGAATCTCCATATACAGTTATTCCATAACATCCGGTAAATTCTGGTATATTCACGTATCCAATAACCTTGTTCTCATTCCCGTCAAACCCAACTCCATGCCCTGCGCATACACGTATATCAAGTATTTTAATATCTTTATCCGTAGTGGGAGTATTGGTGATTTTTGATAAGTTGGATTTCATCATTTCACCTTCGCCTGTCACTAACCAATTAATATCAAGGTCAGGGCAAGCAGACGCTATCTTTTCTATTGAATCAGCGCTAAAACCCGTTTTTTTCGCGATAGCTCCACGGGATAAACCTGCCGATTCTTCAAAAGCGGTTTGCCCAATCCCTTTGATTTTTAAATATTCAACAAATCTTTCTTTTGTACTCATCTTTTTTTGGTTTTTTTACTGAATAATTTCAGTGTATTTGCGTCAGAATCAAGTTGCGGGTGATTTCAACTAAATAAGTTTAACTGTTCCCGTAAGGGATTATATAGGTGACCTAACTTCAAACCGCAACTTTGGAGTTAGTCGCTTTCACTTTATTGTTATGGACGAAAACAAAAAAGAAGATACTTCTGAAGAAATAACTCGTATAATAATTGGCTCGTTCGCTAAATATGGTACTATATTGTTTGCCGTCATATTACTTATATGCGGAATAATCCACTTGATAACGGTGCCTCATTCTAACGCTGTTGGTATTATAGTTATGTGCGTTATATTTTTGGTTATTATCGTCCCTATTGGTTTTCTCATGAGGATATTTAAGCGGAAGCAACTATTTCATATCTTCAGCATCTTTCAATGCAGCTATAACATCATCTTTATCTTCATGCTCTATACTTTTCATAAGTTTTAAATAATGGTTCTTTTTATTGGGATATATCTTTAAGATTCCTTGGTTAGAGGACTTTATGTCCTCAATAGCCCCTACAATCTTGTTTATGGCACAATTTAGGGCTACGTTACTGGAATCAATGTTTTCACTTAGAATTATATCCTCTAATGCTTCAAAAGCGTTGTCCAAATTAGTGGGAATAGCTTTCATAAATGTCGCATTGCTTAGCCTTGCTTTAGCATATCCTATTACAGCATGATTAAGCTTTTCTAATCTTTCATTTACTATTTCTGTCATTCTTTTTTCCATTTCAGATTTAAGAGATATATAGTTGTAAATCTGCCAACCAATCAATGCGGTTACCAATAATGATAATGTTCCGACTAATACACCTTGATAGTCAAATCCTAATTCTGGTACATGAGGGCATGTAATACATATTGCAGCGATGCTTATAATTATAGCAATAACACTTAATCCAAGTGCTATCCACGCTATCCAATTTCTATTTTCTTTCTTCATATGTAGTAAGGTATAATCCAATCTCAAAAGTTAAGCAATGTTATTTTACTGATGTTTTTCAGTATAAATAGTATAATACTGAAAAATAGCAGTATATTTGCATCATCAATCAATCACGTAGCAAAGATAAACTAAATGATTGACGATACAAATAGTATAAACATATTAAATCACACGATTATGAGCACGAAGAGTTTTTTACATGAAGTTATGAGCCTTGCATGGCAGTTCGTTCGCAAGAACGGTTTCACGATGTCAGAAGCATTAAAATGCGCTTGGGCTAACATGAAATTGAAATTGCAGATGAAAAGCAAGATTGTGAAGTTCTACTTTCAAAAGGTGGACGGTTCTGTGAGAGAAGCCTACGGTACACTAAATGAAAAGCTGATGCCAGCCATCACTGGTACTGACAACAGAAAGAAAAACGACACCGTTCAAACTTATTTCGATACAGAACGCCAAGAGTTCAGATGCTATAAAAAGGCTAACCTTTTAAAAATCGCCTGATATGAGACAGTTTAGAGTATGTGACAGTGTAGAAGCCTACGGGCTTGAAAAGGCTTTGGATAAGGCTTGTATAGACCTTGATAGAGTTGATAAGATGTCTGACACAGAGGCTTGTGCTTTCTGTAATACCGATACCAAAGAAGAGGCCTTAGAGATTATTCAAGAAGAGATTGATTACATAGAGTTTCAACTTGATAGAATGGCTGTATGATAGAGGCATTGATAGTATTAGGCTGCTTGTATGCAAGTTATAGGCTTTTCAGAAAGCCGGGCGAGAAGTTCTTTTACGATGATTAATCACACGATTATATCACGCACGACAGCCCTATTGACAGCTAAAGACTGGCATCCGATAGCGAGAATCGGGTAGGGTACTATTGATTGGTTCTTTGATAAGTCTGTGAAAGCAATTACGGTGTAATTCATAAGCCGTTTTTGCCAACCAAAGATAACGAACGCACATAAGCAAGTTGGGGCTTGCGAGCTGTGCAATGTTTAACAATTAATAGATGTGTAACCATAGTCTTTGAGGTGTAAGTAATGACGGATTAGGCGACCGACACGCACATCGACAATATAGCCCTATTGACAGCTAAAGACTGGCATCCGATAGCGAGAATCGGGTAGGGTACACAACCGCAGCAAAGGTTAGTGCTACTACCGTACTAAAAGCCACGGGCAAAGCGAAGTGCGCACCGCTTTACCTCATCCTTGTACGGGCGGTAAAATTTAAAATCACACGATTAGTATGGGAAAAAGTATGTATAAATCACGTATGCCATATATAGGTATGCCGGTTAAGTGTAAACATCCCGGATGGGAAAGCAAGATTGGGGCGATTTGCGCCATCAATGGGGATAAAGTAATGGTAGAGTTCGGAAAGCACGATTTTGTAGAATTCTATAGTGATGAACTGGTTGCAATGACGATGTTATGAAGATAGTTATGTTCTCTTTTTCGTTGCTTGTACTGCTTTGTATGACAATGATATTATGTAATTCCATAATAAAGGATGGCCCTTTGTACATGACGGGAATCGTGTTGACATCTGCAATGTTTATTTTGTCTGTTATACTTGCAGTGATAACCGGCATGGAGTTACATGAAAAGTGTTAGTATAAACTGTTTTGTCGTGTTTTATTTTGTGTTTGTACTGGGTGTACCGTCTGTGAAGATAGCGCACCTTTCTTATTGGGGCGTTCGGTGTAATGGTTAACACACCTCATTGGAGGAGACTGGCGGTTCGAGTCCGTCAACGCCCACCAATCATTCTAATATAACATTTATGGAAAAGGTAGAAAGTAAAGAGAAAATGAGAAACATGAAGAGAGGAGCCACGATAGAGCTGCCTATATCTTCACTTGAGACAATCCGCAACAACGTATCACTTCTAAATGCCAAGCATCTTCTTGAGGGTAAAAAATGGGCTTCAAAGTCTTATCCGAAAAAAGGTATTGTCGTTGTAAAAAGGGAGTCATAGTCATCTAACTCACACGATTATGGAACGGGTATTCACAGAACTCACCCCTGAATGCGAGATTACAGCACGGATGTATGCACAAGGGTATGAGAAAAAGGAAATCGCCAATTTCAAATGCCGGGCGGTTAGCACGATTAATAACCAATTGCAAAAGGCTTTTGAAATATTGCATGTACGGAATGGGAGAGAACTTGCAACAATGCTTTATGAACGGATAGCCGGTGTGAGGCTCACAATGGATTTTTCGCCTATAGTCCGTGTGTCCGTCGCATGTTGCTTACTGTGTATATTTTCTCTGTCGCTTTGCCACGAACAAGGTGATATGAGGAGGTTACGAAGATTTAGAATTGAACATATAGAAAGGGTAAGAGAATGAACATGGAGGATATTTTAAATAGTGGTGCCAATGTTACTTTGACTATAAAGTCCACTGATTTGAAAGAGTTCGCAGAACATCTTGTAAAAAAGACAGTGAGAGGTATCAGGGACTCTTTCATCAGACCGGAAGAGGACTACTTGACCATTAAAGAGGCAAGTCAGATTCTACATACCGATAAGTCAACCTTATGGAGATGGCATAAAATTGGATATTTGTGCAGGTTGGAAATAGGAGGTAAGAGATTGTACCGAAAAAGTGATGTAGATGCTATTCTACAGAAAGAGAATAATTAACCCTTTAAATTTTACGATTATGAGTAATGAGAAAGATTTAGTATTAAGAGATTCTGCATTTGAAATCCAAACAGCGGATTTAAGTAAGAATGAACTTCCTTCTTTGGAAGATGCGCAGGAGTTGCCAATAGATTTGTGTGGCAACTACTGGACGCCTGAACATGCTGGTGAGTTCAAGAAAATGTTTTTTGTGGAAATCAAACCACAAAAGGTCTTGAGTGCAACTAATCCGGACGAACTGATTGATTTGGATTGTGCCACATTTCTTGAAAAGACAGTAAACGGTACTGTTCAGACAGTGACAAACGGTTCCCGTAGGTTGGTTGGTATTCTGGAACAATATTTAGAAAACGGTTCTCTCAAAAGTGGTATGCCTCTTAAAATTACCTACATGGGTAAGAAAAAGAATAAGACCAATAATTTTCAGTCTGACAATTGGTCTGTAAGACCTCTTCGTCTTAACCTACCTGTTGCCGGATGATGGAGGATTTTAATATTGATGATTTTTCAGAGGGGGAAGAACTTAACCCCTCTGCCTATAATCCGGAAGATTATCCTACCAAAGAAACTGTTTTGGATTTTATCGCCTTGAACTGTAATGAGCCTCCTGTCAATATTGACCTGATGGAATTGAGTGTTAATGGAAGTGTAAAACGTGACCCTATGGAAATGTATCTTCAAAGTAAGTATATTTCTTCCTCTAATTTGAAAAATGCTCTTAAAACACCGCGCTCTTTCTATTATGATTGGGAACGGGTTTTTGAGGAGAAAGAGAAGCCTCACTTTCAATTAGGAACCTTTGCCCACATGGCATTTCTGGAACCACGTCTATTTGAACTTGTAAAAGTAGAGCCTAATTGTAATCAGGCGTCCAAAGAAGGGGTGTTAGCTATGATTCGGTATTATAATGAACTATTAGCGAAAGAAGCAGGCTATGTGAAAGAGGTTGAAGATGATATTCCTTCCGTTAATTGGAATTTCAATGTTTTAAAAGAATACCGGGATAGATTGAGACAAACCTGCATTGATTTGGGGTATTCTTTCATCAGCGAAGAAATGAGCATGATTATTAATGCTCTGAAAAGGAACTACTACTGGTATGGTGGTGGTATCATACAGCAGCTTTTAAAAGGTGCTTGTTCGGAAGTTTCTTTTTATGGACGAGACAAGGAAACCCAACTTGATGTAAGGGTTCGACCGGATTATTTCAATATAGAAGAGAATATCGGTGTGAATGCCGTAATCTCTTTTAAGACCACACGTGCCGATGACCTTGGTAAGTTCTACTACGATTGTGCCAAACTCAAGTACGAGCTCTCAGAAGGTATGTATCAGGAAGTAATGAGCAGTATTACCGGGCGAAAATTCAATGTAACTATAATGATTATGTTGCAGACGGTAGAGCCTTATGATGTAGCCGTTCTCTTCTGGTCTCCCGATGATTTGGCAAATGGGAAATATAAGTATCACTACGCTCTTTCGATTGTTAAAGATTGCTTTGAAAAGAAATGGTTTCCCGGCTATGATGCCAAGGCAGAAGAAGGTGCCCGTGGTATTATCGACATGCAGCTTCCTGAATGGAGCCATAAACTGCTTCATCCGGTGGCCATTGATGATTTTGAATGAATGGAACTGTGCAAAACCGATATTCAAACGATAGAGCGTCTTCTTAGGCAATGTTCTGAAAGAATAGAGAAGTATGCGCCTAAGACTTCCCCCGCTCAAGATTTATGCAGGCGTTGCAAGAAAATGATTAAACGAATAAACAATAAGAAATGACAGATTTAAAAGATTATTTGCCGGATGAAATAATATTCAAATTACCGACAACAGTAAAATTCCCCGAAGTGATTTTTCCTGATTGCATTTGCATGGATGATGTGAAGAAAAAACTTTCGGAACATTTTGTAACCATCCAAGAAAAGGATGTAATTGCTAACCGGGTGATGGATGAGTATGAAATATCCATTATTCGTGCCAATTATGGTGAAATAGCCGAGGAACAAATACCGGAACTTGAAAGCCAGTTTGAAAGTCTGAAGGCAAAATTCAATGCAGAGAAGAAAGATTTTGAAGCAAAGATTTCGGCTTTAAACACCCAATTCAAAGACTTGGTTAATTTGGCTAAAAAAGGTCTCAAGGATTATCCTTTGAAGATGATTGATACCTTCCGCATTCCAGTAATGGGGTATTATTTGTATTATTCATGGGTGAATGAAGCTTTTCGTTTGGCTTTGGTGCAAGAGATTCCTAAGCATGAATATAATGACCTGTTCAATTCGGGTGAAATGAACCAGGAAGCATTTAAATCCCTTGGGTATGAATTACCGGATATTGAGGTTAAGGATACCCGTAAGAATCTTCGCAAATTTGGTAAAGGCGAGGAAGTTGTAGAGGTTTGGGAAGAGGAAGGTCAGGATGTATGGTTAGAACATTGGATTGAGGATTTCCTTGATGAAAATAACGGTGAGATAATTCCTATACAACGCCATGAGTGGCACAGAGTTTCGATTGAAGAAAGTCCATGGAGAAAAGAGGAGAACTATGACGAGACTGAAGTACAAGAAAGGAAGGCCGTCGAAGTATCAGACGAGTTTGAAGAATAACCCCTATTGGGAAGAAGTAAAACGTAAGGTTCGTGTTCGTGACGGACACTGTTGCCGGATGTGTGGCAAGACCTATAATCTGGAGATTCATCATAAAACCTACCAGATAGGCGGTATGTCTATTGTCGGACATGAATTGGAACATTTGGGTTGTTTGGTAACTCTTTGTGAAGAGTGCCATGCGAAGGTTCATGAAAGATAACTTTGTTAACCTGCCTGCCCGGTCTGTGAAGATATGGCGGGTAAATGAGGGAATGTAGCTCAGCGGATAGAGCGCCGTGTGTGGTGGAAGGTTGAGAGTTCGAGTCTCTCAAGATATACTCTTAGCTTAACGGGAGAGCACCACAAACGGTAGTCGGTGGTTCGAATCCACCTGTTCCCACAAACTTGTGTTGGAAAGGGGACATGAAAGTGTTCGGTTGCAAATGGTTATTTCTGTAATGCGTATGCGGATAGTGTCCCCGATGCTATCAAGTGAGCAGTGCTACTGAACTGCATGAGAATTATATGTAATATCCCGTAGAATGCGCTTCGAGGCTTTTAATTCTAAATCAACAACTTGTCATTGTATGAATGCAAAACAATTTTATGATGAGGTCGTAAAACTTCGTCGTTTGCAAAAGAAATATTTTTGTATTCGTTCCTCTGGTACTTTACGTACCAGCAAAAAAACAAGAAAAATTTATTGATAGTGAAATAGACCGTGTTGAAAGATTGATTCAAAAACACCGTAATACTAATTTATTTGACCATGAGACAGATAAGCAGGAAACAAGCACAGTTGAATAGAGAGGTTGCTGCAATAAAGAAGAACTTACCTCCATGTTGTGCAATTTGTGGTAGACCGATGTCGGACGCTGCACATCTTGTTCCTAAGAGTATGTACCCGGAACACTATACCAATCCCTTAAATGTCGTTGGATTATGCAGGGAATGTCATAATAAGTATGATAATAATTTAGCCTTCAGACAAAGACAGAAACATCTTATTGAGCGTGTGAAGTCTTTTGATGAATGTGCGGCAAACAGATATTTTCATTTATGAACAGCTATCAATTGATTTCCAAACTCCGTAAGGTTCGGGGTGACACTTATCTTTCTACAGCTTCTCAGGCTCTTTATCACGAACTTGTTGCTATCTGTAATGATATGAAGTGGAAAGAAGTGTTTTTCATCCGTAGTAGCCTGCTCTGTGCTAATTTGGATATATCTGATAATACTTTGCGTAAATCAAGGGAAAGTCTTGCTGGCGCTCAGCTCATATACTATAAAACCAGCAAGGATAGACGTATAGGATGCTATTATTCATTTGTCAAAAGCATAGATGATGATGTTATATCGTCCTCAATATCTCCCGCAATATCATCCTCAAAAAATGCGGATGAAACTTCGGATGATATTGCGGGTGAAAACGTTAGTAGTAATATAGACACCTCCTCAATATCATCTTCAACATCATCCGCAAAATTTGCGAATGATAAAATAACATCATTCGCAATATCATCCGTAAATTTTGCGGATGAAAGTCAAATTCCACATATTATAGATAATATAAACATAAAACAAGAGGATAGTCTCGCGCATACGCACGAGAACTCCCCACTTCCAAAGAAAAAATCCCGAAAGGAGATAAAGGATGAAAAACCTCTGGTCTATCCGTTTTCTTCAATAGCATTCATGTCCGCTTGGGAAACGCTTCGTCAGACACCGAAATGGAAAAAGAAACTTAATTACGCTTTGCAACTTTCACTTGATAAACTTTCCAAATTTGAAGAAGAATTTGCTATCAGGCAGGTTGAGAGAGCGATAGAATCTGGTTGGACAGGTGTGGTGTTTACTGGAACGGAGAGAGATTATCAAGAATGGCTAAATTTAAAATACAATGGAAGCAATCGGAAAACAGATGCAAAGCCGGACGAAAGCTCTGCCGGTATCAAATCAATTGTCTTCGGCAAACAGAGCTAACCATAAGCAATGGAGCAGGGAGCAGGTTGACATGTATTGGCGCAACCAACTCGTAGTATCTATGAAGACAATCTCGCCAGTCTTTATGGTTGATGATAGTAATCGCCAATTATTGAAAGCCCTTTATCAATGGGTTTGGGGGATTCCCGGAATATTGGATGTAAGCAAGGGATTATTATTACACGGCTCTATTGGGGTGGGCAAGTCCACTTTGCTGAAAGGATTACAGAACTATGCGGCAAAAATTGCCCGTTATTGTATTGGCGGTGCGGATGCCGGATTGACCTTTCAGTTCACCAGTGCTGCCGAGATTGCCTTGCTGTTTGCCGAGAAAGGAATTGTCGGGTTGAACCTATACACAGACAGGTCATGTATGCACAATCTTGCCATTGACGAGGTGGGACGGGAACCTATGGATGCCAAACACTTTGGTACGGGCATCAATGCCATTCAGACCGTCTTGCAACTGCGCTATGAGCAGAGATATTGTTTCTACACCCACATGACTACCAATCTGGACCCGGACAAGGAGTTTTCCCAACGGTATGGGGATTATATTGCCGACCGGGTGAAAGAGATGTTCAATGTGATAAAAATCGAGGGGGAAAGCCGAAGATGAAAGATATAAAACTGATAGCGACTATTCTGTCAATCCTGACAGCGTATGCCGCTTTTTATTTTGTCTGCTACTGGATAGCGGACTATTGTTTAAGGACTTACTTGTAACTGATGAAAAAAAGATACACGATTATGAAACCAAGAAAACAACTAATTGACGCCGCCGTAGCCAATGGTAGCATTGACAGAATGAACATGTTGCTATCCGCTGCACACCTGCTGAACTGTGAAGCCAACAGCTTGGTGGAAGAAGCGAGCGACTTAATGGCTGAAAACGGTCTTCTGCTTGGAAACTTGAAGAAGCTGCACAACGACTTTGTTAGAGTTGCCGACAAGTATTTCAAAGAGTTCGCCACCCTTGTAACCACCGATACCGCCAAGATGGATATGTTTTCCGATTTGGACGGATTCAACAGTGCTTTCAGAGAATGGGCAAAAGTTCCTAATGACTGGAAACCGAAGGAGATTGATTGAGTTATGAAATCATTGAAAGAGATATTATGCAGCTTAGAAGGGTTGTCCGACATTGAATTATTTGTCATAGACCTATTCTGTGGGGCCGGTGGTTTGTCGGAAGGCGTGGAAGAAGCCCGTTTAAATGGCAATAGATGTGCAAAAGTCGTTTGCTGTGTGAATCACGATAAGAATGCTGTCCTTTCACATGATGCCAACATTCCTGATGCACTTCATTTCATTGAGGATATTCGTACACTGGAGCTTTCACCGATAAATACTATTGTTGAACGTATCCGTGAATTATATCCTGATTCGATGATAATGCTTCATGCTTCTTTGGAGTGTACCAACTTCTCGAAAGCTAAAGGCGGTCAACCGAGAGATGCTGATAGCCGGACGCTGGCAGAACATCTCTTCCGTTATATTGATGTTATAGACCCTGACTACATTCAGATTGAAAATGTAGAAGAGTTTATGTCATGGGGAGATATGGATGAGAATGGGAAACCTATCAGCATGGATAAAGGAAGACTTTATCAGAAGTGGGTACGCAACGTGAAAAAATATGGTTACAACTTTGAACACCGTATCCTGAATGCTGCCGATTTCGGCGCCTATACCACAAGAAAACGCTTCTTCGGCATCTTTGCTAAAAAGAGTTTGCCGATAGTATTCCCTGAACCGACCCACTGTAAGGGTGGTAGGCAAGATATGTTTTCGCGGCTGGAGAAGTGGAAGCCGGTAAAGGATGTGCTTGATTTCTCTGATGAAGGAACTACCATCTTCAGGGAAAAGCCTCTTGCAGAGAAAACGCTTGAGCGTATCTATGCCGGACTTATCAAGTTTGTAGCCGGAGGAAAGGATGCCTTCCTCGTGAAGTATAATTCTATGAGCCGTACGGGGAAATATAACGCTCCTGGGATTGACGAACCATGTCCGGTGGTAGCAACACAAAACAGACTTGGAGTAGCGCAAGTTTGCTTTCTTTCCAAACAATTCAGCGGACATCCCGAAAGCAAGAATGTATCAGTGGAAGAGCCTGCCGGAACAATCACATGCAGGGACCATCATGCCTTCGTGTCAGCGCACTATGGGAACGGCTTTAACCGTTCGGTAGACGAGCCGTCTGCGACAGTTACAACAAAAGACAGATTATCATTAGTAACTCCAAGGTTTATCGCCAATGAGTATTCCGGTGGAGGACAACATACAAGTATTGACAATATTTGTCCGGCAATTTTAACCAATCCCAAGCAAAAACTTATAACATGCAAGCTTTGGATTATGAATACTTCTTTCTCAAATATTGGTAGCAACATAGAGGAACCGGCACAGACAATAACCGCAAACCGGAAATGGCATTATCTGATGAATCCACAGTTCAACAGTGCTGGCGGCTCCGTTGATAACCCCTGCTTCACCCTGATAGCACGAATGGATAAGATGCCGCCCTATCTGGTAGCAACAGAAAGCGGTCAGGTAGCGATTGAAATCTACGACAATGATAGTCCTATGACCGTGAAGATAAAGGAGTTCATGGCACTGTATGGCATAGTGGATATTAAAATGCGGATGCTTCGCATTCCTGAACTAAAACGTATCATGGGCTTTCCGGAGGATTATGTGTTAGTTGGTACACAAGCTGACCAGAAGAAGTTTATCGGAAATGCGGTAGAGGTTACACAGGCAAAGAAGAATGCCGAAGCACTTTGTGCAAAACTTAGAGAGTTAAGATTGAAGAAATTAAAAGAAGTAGCTTAATGAAAGAATATATAGAATTTTTAAAAGACAAGATGGCCATCAGCCGTCAGACCGGGTTCGAGGTCAATCCGGATGAATTAACCTTGTCGTTATATCCCCATGTGAAAGATACCGTTCGTTGGGCAATATCCGGTGGATGCCGTGCTATATTCTCCAGTTTCGGTATGCAGAAGACCGTAACCCAGTTGGAGATACTTCGGGTAGTCTTGAAACACAAAGGCGGCAAAGGATTAATCGTATGCCCCAAGCGTGTAGTGGTCGAGTTCCTTACACAAGCGGAACAACATCTGCACATGAAAGTGACCTATGTACGAGCTATGGCTGATGTGATGATATGCCCGACTGACATCATGGTTACGAACTACGAGCGTGTGCGCGACGGTGAAGATGGTGTAAGAATAGAACCTTCCTACTTCACCGCAACATCATTGGATGAAGCGAGCGTATTACGTGGTTTCGGTACCAAGACCTATCAGGAGTTCCTTCCCTTGTTTGCGGATGTTCCCTACCGCTTTGTCGCCACCGCCACGCCATCGCCCAACAGATATAAGGAACTGATACATTATGCCGGTTATCTCGGTGTGATGGATACCGGGCAGGCGCTTACCCGTTTCTTTCAGCGTGACAGCACGAAGGCGAATAACCTTACCCTTTATCCGCACAAGGAGAAGGAGTTCTGGTTGTGGGTAAGTACATGGGCGTTGTTCCTCACCAAACCGTCCGACCTTGGTTACCCCGATACCGGATATGAATTGCCGGAACTGCGTGTACATGAAGAAGTGGTTAGTGTTGATAACTCCACTGCCGGAACCGACCGTGACGGACAAGTGAAGATGTTCCGTGAGGCTGCTCTCGGACTTGCCGACGCAGCGAAAGAACGTCGGGACAACATGCAGGAAAAGATTGTCCGTGTGGTGGAAATCATTAACCGTCCTGAAAACAAAGACGATCATTTCCTTTTATGGCATGACCTGGAGAATGAACGGAAGGCTTTGTGTGATGCCATACCCGGATGTAAGGCTGTGTACGGCTCGCAGGATGATGAGGAAGCCGACGAAGTGATAGCGGACTTTAAGGACGGCCGTCTGAAATATCTGGCTGCCAAACCGGAGATGCTTGGTGAAGGTTTGAACTTCCAGTACCACTGCCATAAGGCAATCATGTTCATCGACTACCGTTTCAACGACAAGTTCCAGGCGATAGCCCGTATCTACCGTTTCATGCAGCAGCATCCGGTTGACCTTTATCTGGTCTATGCGGAAAGTGAGGGAGAGATATACAAGAGCTTCATGCAGAAGTGGGCGCAACACCGCGAGATGGTAGCCAAGATGACCGATATAGTCCGCGAGAACGGTTTGTTCGGCTTGCAGGCAGAGGAGAAGATGATGCGGTGGATGTTTGCCAGCAGGGAAGAAAAGTCCGGCAAACTGTGGAGGGCAATCAATAATGACAATGTTCTTGAATGCCAGACTATGGAAAGTAATTCGGTGGACTTGATTGTAACCAGCATCCCGTTCTCCAACCACTATGAGTACACTCCGACCTATAACGACTTCGGGCATAATGAGGACAACGGCAAGTTCTTCGAGCAGATGGATTATCTTACACCGGAGCTTATGCGTATTCTTAAACCCGGTAGGTTAGCTTGCATCCATGTGAAAGACCGTGTACTGTTTGGCAACGCTACGGGTGACGGTATGCCCACTATCGACCCGTTCAGTGAAATGACTGTATTCCACTACATGAAACACGGTTTCCGCTACATGGGGCGCATCACGGTGGATACGGATGTGGTAAGGGAGAACAACCAGACTTATCGGCTTGGATATACGGAGATGTGCAAGGACGGTTCAAAGATGGGTATCGGTTGCCCGGAATATGTTCTTCTCTTCCGAAAGTTGCCTTCTGATACCTCACGAGCCTATGCTGATTTGCCGGTGACAAAGAATAAGAGTGAATATTCGCTTGCCCGTTGGCAGATAGATGCCCATGCAAGTTGGAAATCTTCTGGTAACTCTCTATTGAGCTATGAGGACATGAAAGGAGCCGGAATAGATAAGATACGCCATCTGTTCAGGAACTACGAACGTGAGCATATATATAACTATGAGGAGCACGTGTCGTTCGCAGAAGAGTTGGAGGCATATGGAAAACTGCCAAAGACATTCATGGCCGTTGACCCGGTGAGTAAGAAACCTTGGATATGGGATGATGTCACCCGGATGCGCACGCTCAATACGAAACAGTCGCAGAAGAAACGGCAGAACCACATCTGCCCCCTTCAGTTAGATATTGTCGAAAGATTGATTGAACGGTATTCAAACAGGGGTGAACTGGTGTTTGACCCGTTCGGAGGTATCGGCACCGTTCCCTATTGCGCTATCAATCTGGGGAGGAAAGGTCTGTCTACTGAACTCAATTACGACTACTGGAAAGACAGTCTTTCATATCTGTATGAAGCGGAGATGGAGGTCAGCGCACCCACATTGTTCGACTTAATGAATGATGCCGTATGAACATTCACCAGACAGTTCCCCGTTCGGATTGCACCACCTTCGCCAAGTGCGGCAAGCACTCACTTGCATATTGTAGGAGGTACGGTGCGTCCGAATGCGGACCATGCGAAATTGTTAGAAGGAAACCCCGTAACCGGGTGGTGATTGACGGAGTGGAGCGGAAGCTGTGCACCCGTTGCGGTAGAGCACTTCCATTATCCCGGTTCTTCGATAGAATAGCCCGTCGTAACGGTAAGGAATACCATCTGAAAGCGTCATGGTGCAAGATGTGTATGGCAGAGGTACAGAGCGAGCGGAATAGAAAAAGAGAAATGAATTGAGATTAACGTGTGCAAAAAGAAGCCATTTCTGCACATGAAGTATTAACACGAGCGGAAACCGGTGGCTTTTGCTCATAACTGAATAGTAAGGAATTATGCAATACATATTAACAGAACAAGAATATAGAGCTTTAACCCCTATTAGTGAGGTAGATAAACTCAAAGAAGATGTACAGCTTCTGAATGAAAAAGTTATGGAGCTTAGTGAACATCCATGTGGGAGTGATGCAGATTATAGAAGCGTAACTTTTTATTGTGATGATTGCCCGATTGGTGCATTTGGTACTGGTACTTGTACAAAGAGACAACAATATTCTAAATAGTTATGAGACAGACAGTAGAAGAAGCGGCAATGAACTTTGCCAATTATGAATCCAATAATTTAGATAAACTGCCTTTTAAGGTAAAAAATGTGGTCGATTATGACAATGGGCTGACGAGAGGTTTCAAGGCTGGTGCTGAATGGCAGGCAAAGCAATCACCGTGGATAAGCGTAGAGGATGCAATACCTAACGAACTAGCAAAAGGCATGTGTCAAGTGAAATATGTTGATGGTAGTATTGATGAAATGGCAATGCGAGAAGTGAATAAATGGATATATCCCTACATCAAGACTGGATATGTTACTCATTGGAAACCTATCCCCTCATTCGATGAGATACTCGAAGCAAACAAGGATGTACTGGAACGGATTAAGGAGAGATTGATTATGGAAAAGAAAGTAAAATTGTGAAATAGAAATTAGAAGTATATTACCAAACTTGGATTCAATATATTATGGACATTTAGTAAGGACGAATAGCTCTATGTGCATGTATTTACAGCATATTAGCAGGCCGCCAATCAACAGCATGAACAAACTACATAAAAGAGGAATTGTAAAACTGAGTATGTAGTTTGCTGAACAGAAATATCTATTCCAACCTTTTTTCCTTTCTCCTAAGTCTTCTCGTATGAGTTTGGCAGTTATAGAACTTCTGTCCCTGTATTTGAGTGTTACTTCCAACGCTTTTCTGATTTTAAGGAGTGTACAACAAATAAATGCTGATATAATAAAGCCTAAAAAAGATAATATTATCAGTATAGTTAATTTATATTCAGCTTGGATAGCATCTCCTAAGAAAATAGCGACTTCTATACTTAGAAAGAGGGTAAAAAACAAAATGAAGTAGTTAAATCTGGCATAAAATATATTCTCTATATGCTTTCTTTCTTCCTCTATTTCTACTAATCTGTGTGGTGCTACAAAATACTTAGATTCATCCGTTTCAGTTTTCATTCGATTTGAGATTAAATTTTTCTGCAAATGTAAATATAAAAAATAATTTATGAAAGCAATAACCATAAAACAACCTTGGGCATCCTTGATAGTCCACGGTATTAAAGACATTGAGAACCGAACTTGGCCGTGTCCTAAGAAATACTTAGGGCAGAGGGTGCTGATTCATTCAAGCGCCGTCCCCGTGGAAATGATTAATCCTAATAGTGTATTTACGAAAAGGCAATGGGATAGCTTTTCACTTGGATTCCAGAGTGAGATTATTTGCGGCAATGGATATGTAAATTCTGCTATTATTGGAAGTGTCGAAATTGTGGATTGTGTTGTGGATTACTCTTCCATCTGGGCAGAGAAAGGAGTTTATAACTGGGTACTGGCTAATCCTATCCTTTACTCCAAACCTATTGAGAACGTGAAAGGGAAACTGTCTTTCTGGGACTATTCCGGTATTAAAGAGGTAAAAATTGAGTGTCCGGAATGTGGCAGTATAGAAATAGCTGTCGAAGATTATACGACGGCTCCGTTCCCGACTTATCTGCATCGATGCAACAAGTGTGACTATGTGATTATGGAAAGTGAGTGGAATGTAATAAAGTAGGATATGGAATTTGATTGGTATTGGTTTGTTGTAACAGTTTTGATAATCTGCGTTACTGTATATAACTGTTTAAATAGCTATTGGAAGCATAAGTATAGGGATGAGAACAAAGGTGACTGATAGATACAAAAAAGGCTATCTATCCCAGACAGCCAATCTTTGTTTAACCTTAATCTAATACTATGAAAAACACATTGCAAAGGTACGGATTTGTGGGAGTTATGCAAATTATGAGCCTTTGTTCAGCCATCTTATAACATGGTTTAGCAAACGGATATGTATGTTAACCATTAACGTAATGGATTTATAAAATTAACAAATGGGCAATGAAAAGAAACGAAGAAATTTGGACTGATGCGAAATGTGCAGCCCTTCGAGTTGAGTTCCTTACCAGTCGTGAGGAACTCTTTTTGTATGCAAAAGCCATCTATTCCGCTATGATGTGGGGTAGGGAGGTGAACGAGCAAAATCGGATTATTCAGGAAAAGAATAACTCTGTAAAATAAAAAAAGGAGAACCAAGCGCACGACCACTCAATCCTCCCTCACACGATTATGATGCAAATATACTATTTACTTTTAAAATAATCGTGTTATGGAGTTGGATTTTAACAAAATAATTCGTCTTAAAAAGATTCGTATCGAAAAATCAGAACTTTCAGAGGAAGAAAATATCTTAACTTCCCCGGTTCTGAAAGATAAGAGCCTTATCCATGAAATCTATAAAATATTTGTTGAGTTGTTGAATAAGAGGGGATGTCCGCCGAATATTGACAGTGTAACCCAGCGGAAGAAGTTCATTTTCATTATCCTGTATCTGTTTTCTCCAAGCTCGCTTGCCGGTGGGAAAATGACTGCAGGGTTACGTGAGGAGATGTCAAGAGTATTGGGGATTCAGTCCAAGAGTACAATTTCCGACAACTGCGCAGATGTCGTTTTTCTCTATCAGAATTATGGGGATTTCAGTGGGGATATAGAGTATCTTTATACCGAAATCGTAAATCGGTTAAGAATCAAAGAGCTAATCAATTAGCAAAGCGGTAAGTAATTCTTATCGCTTTGTTTTTTTAACTCAATTTTGAGCCATCGAATTATAATTATTCCTATATTTACAATGCTTTTCTGCACAAAATTCTTTGTGTTATGTGTATAACACCGCTTTTAAGCATACATAAAGGTTGATATATTAGTATTAACTTTAAAAAAGGAGGTTTTATGTCTGATAATAAAGACTATTATGAAAAAGAAGAACGAAGAATAGTGAAAAATGCCACAGAAAAAGGAGTACCTTTTGAAACAGCTGCAATCATTAGCAGAAATATAAGGCAGGAAGGATTAAGAGATTATGAATATCTTCAAATGCTCAAAGGCAAATTGAGTGATGAAATTAATCGTAAAAAGTAAATCAACATGCCGGAGTTTAGTGCTCCGGCTTTAATTTAAATAACTTAAATATCTGCTCTAATGTTATTTTTGATATTCGATACGTAGGATATTGTAATGAAAACAGTTTGTTAATATCGTCAGTTTCTTCTATTTTACACCCTTGAAAAACTCCATCTATGCTAAACAATTCTTTATGTGTTTGGTCTTTAAAATCATTATAAGAAATCATAATGTATTTAAGCAACCTTATGTGTAAATATCCTTTTTCAACTTCTATGGTTTTTTGGTATAAATCATGAAAATACTTCATTGTAGAAATAGTGTAATAATATTTAATTGGTCCTATATAATTGTTAGTCTGACTGCTTGTATCTAATATATCATCTATCGGTAAGTATATTTGTTTTGTAGCTTCACCATTTAAGGGATTGTATTCGCAAGAAAGAAATACTTTCTTTTGAATCTTATAGTTATAGGCATATCCACCTACATTTTCGATGGTTATTTTTTCGCTATCATTTGTTTCTTTATTAGAAAATTGTTCAGATGAAACTTTAATAAGAGGTATATTAAGGCGTTCTTCATTTATTGATTGTTGCTTACTTATTTGGCATGAATTTATGGAAACTATCAATGCCATGGAACTTAATAATATAGAACTGAAAATATCAAATAAGATTTTATTTCTTTGTAAGAATGCCTTTACCTTTATAAAGTATGTGGATTTCATATACGTTACTGTAATTCGTTCAATGTTTTATCATTAATCTTCACGTGATTTACGTGAGACATTCTTTTCTCCATCAAAATGGATTTTACCCCCACAGTGAGGGCAGGTGATAGTGCCTGAATCGTTTCTAAACAAATCGGGTATTTCCACTCCTAAAGCATCTGCTATATCGGCAAGCCTATCAACACTAAATTTGTTTCTTGCAATAGCCTGTGAAAAAGATACAGGCTGTATACCAAGTTTATCAGCCAATTGAGCTTGCGTAATACCTTTCTCTTTACACAGTTCCTTAATCCTTAATTCTGTATTTGCCATAATTGTCTAATTTTTGATGCAAAGATATATAATATAGTGTATATACGAAATAAAAATGAGATAATTATTTGTTTTAGCTATATTTTTATGTGAACTAATGTAAATTTAGTATATGTGCTATATAAAATGCATTAAATTTGGTATATATACATAATATATATTTGTTTGTTTCGTGTTTGTACTATACATTTGCATCATCAGAAACGAAGTAATAACAATTAAAAGATATACGATTATGAAGACAGTAGAATTTAATAAAGGTCAATCAGTAGTTGTAACCACAAAGAATGGTAAGGTAGAAGGTATTATTTCAAGTGTTGATATGAATGTTTACACTTTTGAAACAGACTATTCAGTAGATTATTTAAAAGATGGTAAAACCTGGACTATGATTGGCGTACCTGCAAGAGCGATTGAATTAGCATAAGTTTAACCAGCAGGGCGAAAGCCCTGCGCAATATAGAAGATTATGAATACAAAAGAAATAGAAATTGGTTTGAAATACAGAATTTCAGGTGATTTAGCTAATGGTCACTATGCAGATGGCACACTACGTATATCGCACGATGATGTAGTAAGAGTAATCAAACGAATTACAGATACACATGTGATTTTAGAGTGTGGACGTATGTTTATCATTAACGACAATCTCAAAATCGAGAAGTTCTAAGTTTTAATCCGGTAGCCTTCGGGCTACCACAATACACACGATTATGAAAGCGGATTTAGTTTTAGTTATCAGCCCCGAAGCCCCACTGATGAAACAACTGGGCAAGGTATTGGGTAAGATGGCAACCCCTTATGACTTCTCTACTATAGAGAGGGGTGAAAAGTACATCACCATACAGCATGATGAAACAGGGCTTGTAGTGGCTTATACGAGTGAAGAAAGATTGAATGTGAAACATTAAATATTGATTATTATGGGTGAAATAGCAGATAGTTTAATTAATGGTGAATTTGATTGCATCACAGGTGAATATTTAGGTGAAGAAGTTGGCTATCCAAGAACGCACGCTTATGACAGACATGAATACATGCCACCAGTTGAAAAGAAGCCTACCAGCAAGGCGAATGTCTGTATAACTAACATGTGCAAAGACAGAGGATTTAGTAACCGTGCAAAAATTGAGCTTGTAGCCAAATTCTTGTATAGCAAAGGTTACAAACAATTGCCTAACCTATCCCACCAGTATAAAATCATTCACAGCCAGTACAAGAATGATTTTAAAAAGTTTTTGGTTGAACAAGTAAAGCAAAGAAAGGATAAATAATATATTTACTATTTGTCATTCAGAAGAGGAAGCCAACGAAGTGGGGCACTTCATAATGGGGAAAGGTTACGAGGGTGTTCAAAATGATAGTTATAGATATTGTCGTGAAGCGATTTGGTGGGCTTTCAAAGAAGCTAAAAGGCATCATTCAAATTGCATCTACGTTGGCGTTGCAGGTTGCCAAATGACTGTATCAAAATCAAAACGATGTCTTAGACGAAATGGTCTTAAATACATAGAGAAAAGGCGAATGTTTTACAAATTACTAAGTAAGTATTGATAAATGATTATGAACTCAATTAACGACGAAAGAGGTTGTAGCGTATGCCAGCCCGGTAAAGAGAACTATTGCACTTACACTACCAAATTGAAAGGTAAGAGAGTAAGAATGTACCAATATGACTATCGTACTGAAAGTGGCGAACTGTTTGCTTGTTGTGCGCCTACCTTAGAGGCATGCAGAGAAAGACGGGATAAATGGCTTAGTTCACGACAATAAGCCGATTGTCGTGTATAACGATTGAAGATATTTCGTTATCTTTGGTTGTGGTAGTACCTTTGGGGTACTATCTTTTTTATAGTATAAATTTAAAAATGATAGAATAGTATGAAGATTAATTATAAAGGTCAAGAGATAGAAGCGTATTCGCTTGTAATGAATAGAAACAACGCTTTAGATATTCTGAACGGTAAAAAGTGTATAGAAACTCGTATGCTCAGCTCTAAATATGAGAAAATGTTCACGGACTTCAATCAGATTGAGGAAAATGAAAAATTGAGAAAGGCTGGGCGTGAAGATGAATGTCAGTCTATTTTGAGAACGGATATAGAAGCTATTCATTTTTATAGTACCGGTGCACCGTGGACACTTGATGTAGCAATTGACGAGATAGGTATAGGTGAAGTGACAGAAGAAGGTATTAAGTTCATGCATGATGAATTTGATTTCCATGATTTTGATGAACAATTAAAAGAGTTCAAGAAGAATCCACCGAAAGAGTTGCCATTATTTTACTACTTACATATTTGTGAAATCATAAGCCATTCAGGTTTGAAATAATATAAGCCACTTGGGTGGCTTTGTTTATTTAGTAAAAGGATTGTTTAATTTAAAATTAAAGATTATGCCAGAAACGTATGCAACAGATGCAAGTGGTCGAAAGTATCGTACCCGAAAAGATTATGAAGCCGGACGATTTCAATCTATGGGGCGAAATGCAGCTCAGCGAGCAAGAATTAATCGTAGGGTAGGCGGTAGAGTTGTTTAATGATGGATAAAGCAATAGACATAATTAAAGAAGTTGCTTTAAAGGCTGACAGGGTTATATTGTTTCACTCGGCATCGGGCAAGGACAGTATAGCCCTTTTGGACCTAATATCACCTTATTTCAAAGAGGTCGTTTGCGCCTATATGTATGTTATAAAAGACTTGTCTCATATCAATCGTTATATAAATTATGCTTGCAGTAAATATCCAAACGTGAAGTACATTCAGATACCTCACTTTGCGGTCTATTCATTTAGGCGTATTGGTTACTTAGGATGTATTAAGAACGAGAAGCAGAAACTATACAATATGGCTCAACTTACGGATATTATAAGGGAGAAATATAATATCGAATGGGCCTTCTTTGGATTTAAGCAGTCTGATTCAATGAATAGACGTTTAATGTTACGTACATATAAGTTGAACGGTATTAACGAAGTGCAAAAGAAGTGTTATCCCTTATCTGAATATCGGAACAAAGATGTATTGGAGTACATTAGTCGAAAAGGTCTAATCAAACCCGAATCATATGGAGGAAAACATCAATCATCCGGCACTGACATAACGGATATTAATTACTTGTTATTTCTTCGTTCTAAATATCCATTTGATTTACAAAAAGTTATAAATGAATATCCATTGGTAGAACGGAAATTATTTGAATATGACTATGAAAGAGCTAAAACAAAGTGAAACAAGAATTATAAAACGCTCTCAAATAAATCTTAATCCGATTAACCCTAAAAGGCATTCGGACGAGAAAGTAAAGCTGCAAAAGAAAAATTTGCAGAAAATTGGTTTTCTTGGTGGTATTGTATGGAATGAAAAATCGAGGAATCTGATTGACGGGCATCGAAGGATTAAGGCAATGGACCTGCACTACAAATACGATGGTACATCTAAAACGGATTATGATGTAAAGGTTGAAGTCGTAGCTCTTGACGATAAGGCTGAGAAGGAACAGCTTACATATATGGCTGTAGGAAATACAAAGCCGGATATAGACCTTATAGCTGGCTACATTTCTGATATAGATTATACGAATGTCGGCTTGGACATTGGGGAATTGAATGATATTCTTTCCATAAACACAGAAATGCCATCTCAGTTAGATTTTGTGGATGATTTATTGTCCCCTCTGCCATCATTTGACGAAATTGAAACTCCCTCTGCGGATGAGAAGACTTATGATGAAAAGAAAGAGCACATGAAAGCCATTAAACAGCAAGTAAGAGAATTGTCAATAGAAAGACAGCAAAACGAAGAAGCTTATATTACATTGTCTTTTTCTTCTTACAACGCTAAAGAGGATTTTTGCGATTTGCTTGGTATCAGCACAGATGACAAGTTTGTAAAAGGGGAAGATGTATTAAAATTGATTAAGTGACGAAAGTAACAAATACGCGCGCACGTACACAAGGATATGGCTAAGAAACCTAATATAGAAGATTTTAGAAAGATTCTCCGCAAATCTGGTGGAAATCTGACTAAGGTTGCGGCTACGTTTAAAGTAGCTCGGAAAACTGTATATCAATGGGCGAAAGAAGATGTTGAATTTAAAGATGCTATATCAGATGAGCGCGGGGCGTTGGTTGATGAATGTTTGGTTTCTGCCCGTGTTCTTGCATTGGGTATTCCTGAAAAGGATAAAGATGGAAATTTCGTGGGTTGGCGTGAACGTCCAGACGGCTATATGATTCGTTATTTGCTTTCTACATTAGGGAAAAGCGAAGGTTTTGGGGAAGAATCAGAAGATGCTGATATTCCAACAGACATAGAGCACGGCATCAACATTGATTCTTGGATTAAAGACAAGCTGAAATGATAGTACCTCAAGAAATTTACCATCCATTATACGAGGATAATGAAAAATTTATAATTCTTATCACTGGTGGGCGTGGTAGCGGAAAGTCTTTCAATGCTTCTACCTTTATTGAGCGGTTGACTTTTGAAATGACTCCCGTAGAGAAGATAGTTCATCAGATTCTTTACACCCGTTACACGATGGTTTCTGCCGGTATGTCTATCATCCCCGAAATGATGGAGAAGATAGATTTGGACGGAACCACGAAATATTTCAAGACCACAAAGACGGACATAGTCAATAAGATGACTAAGAGCCGTATCATGTTCCGGGGTATCAAGACTTCTTCCGGGAACCAGACAGCAAAACTGAAATCCATTCAAGGCATTACGACTTTCGTCTGCGATGAAGCGGAAGAGTGGACAAGCGAAGATGAGTTCGACAAGATAATGCTCTCCATCCGTAAGAAAGGGATTCAGAACCGGATTATCATCATTATGAATCCTTGCGATTCCAATCACTTCATCTACAAGAAATACATTGAGAAAACTCACAAGCTGGTAGAGATTGATGGTGTGCAGGTTCAGATTTCCACTCATCCGAATGTGCTCCACATTCATACGACTTACTTTGATAATTTGGAGAATCTTTCACCGGAGTTTCTAAAAGAGGTAGAGGATATAAAGGTGAGTAATCCTGAAAAGTATGGTCATGTGGTTATCGGCCGGTGGGCTGACGTTGCAGAAGGTGCTGTGTTCAAGAAGTGGGGAATTGTGAAAGAGTTCCCGCAGGAATGCAAAAAGGTAGGAATAGGGCAGGACTTCGGCTTTACTAATGATCCTTCCGCTGCTGTAAGATGTGGCATTATTGATAACCGTTTGTATGTTGATGAACTTTTCTATGAAACGGATATGCTTTCGTCGGCTATTGCCAATAGGTTAAAGCCTTTCTCTATGAAAGTTTTTGCCGATTCGCAAGACCCTCGATTGATTCAAGAGATAAAGAACAGAGGCGTGAATATCTATCCGGTAGATAAGTTTCCCGGCTCCATCAAAGCGGGTATTGATAAGATTAAAGACATGGAGTTCTTTGTAACAGAACGCTCTTACAATATTATTACTGAACTTCGGAAATATGTTTGGGATAAAGATAAGGATGGAAACTACATCAATGAGCCAGTAGATGAATATAATCATTTGATGGATGCCATTAGATATTATGTATTGGGTTGTTTGCTTGGACGCATTTTGAAGCCGAAAGATTTAACTGGAATATTCACACACTAAAAATATAAGCTATGCCATTGAATTTAGAAGAAATATTAGCATTGCCCGATATCGGGCAGAAGATAAACTACCTGAAGAAAGGTAGGAAGACTGAACTTCCCGACTGTTGTAAACTTTGGGACGATTGGAATCCGGAACGCCATGAAATTATGGTTGACAAAAAGAAGTATCCGGACAGAAAGGTTCTTGAAAAAGAAGCTGAGAAACACTTCGATGAAAAAACTGGTAAGACTTATGAAATCGAAGCAAAGTATAAGACTGAACCGGTGAACCGTATTTCCATTCCATTGGAACAGGATATAGTGAATATTCAAACTGCTTTCACGGTCGGCACAGAACCGTCTATGGATTGCACTCCGACTGATGATGATGAAAAGAAGCTGCTGGATGCGGTAAAGGCTGTATTTAAATCCAACAAAATCAAATACCAAAACAAGAAGATTGTCCGTGCCTGGCTCTCCGAACAAGAAGCGGCAGAATATTGGTATGTTACCGATGATGATTCGTTTTGGGCAAAGTTTTGGAAGAAAGTTAAGACTACGTTCGGTGGCAAGGTCAAGCCCACCAAGAAACTGAAAAGCGTGTTATGGTCTCCATTCAGAGGTGATAAACTATACCCGTTCTTTAACGATGAAGGTAAAATGATTGCTTTCTCACGTGAGTACAAGAAGAAGCTCATGGATGATTCGGAGATAACTTGCTTTATGACTATCACTGATAAGATGGTCTATCAGTGGGATTTATCTAAAGGGTATGAAGAAAGAACGCCTTTTACTCATGGATTCCCCAAATTACCGGTTCTCTATGCCTACCGTCCTGAACCTTATTGCAAAAAGATAAAGACTTTTCGGGTTCGGTTGGAGAAATTATTATCCAATTATGCAGATTGCATCGATTATCATTTCTTCCCTTTATTGAAACTTATCGGTGACGTGGAGGGTTTCATGGGTAAGGTTAAGGATAGAATGGTCAAACTTACAGGTGAAGGTGCGGATGCCCAGTATCTGACGTGGAACCAAGCAAATGATACCGTAAAATTTGAGGTAGAAACCCTCTTTGAGAAAGCATATTCTATGACGAATACACCACAAATCAGTTTTGAAAAGTTGAGCGGTGCTGGAAATGCCTTGTCCGGAGTGGCTTTCGATTACGTGTTTCTTTCGACACATTTGCAAGTTCAAAATCATGCCGAGGTGATAGGTGAGTTCTTGCAAAGGCGTGTGAACTTCATAGTCTCTGCTTTAGGCTCTATAAATCCATCTGAATTTAACAAAGCATCTGAAACGATAGATATTAGTACAGAAGTTGTTCCGTATCGCCTTGACAATTTAGAAGATAAAGTCAATGTAGCTGTAAAAGCTGTATCGGGTGGTGTATGGTCGCAACGACATGGAGTAATGTTCGCTGGAAATATTGACCGCATCGAAGAAGAAATCGCAGAGATAAAAGAAGAACAAGAAGAAAAAAGAAACGCTGAAATGCAGAAACAAAGCATAAAGAAAGGGGAGTGAAATCACTCCTCTTTGTATCTCCATTGATAGCCCTTGTGCTTCTTTATTTTCCCATTACAGCACATTGAAATGCCCGAATGGTGCGCACCAGTTGCGCGTGTCGCTTCATTCAAACTATCAAATGAATTTATAATTTTGCCGTCTTTTAATTGTAGAACAGCTCGTGAATTATGGTGGTTTTTGCCAGTCTTTTGCTTTCTACCAAGAACCCTATATGCGTGTAGTAAGTTTTCACCATCAGTAACCCATTCAAGATTAGTAACGCAATTATTGGTTTTATCACCGTCTATGTGGTTTACTTGTGGTAGGTTTTGCGGATTAGGTATAAAAGCATTTGCGACCAAGCGATGAACTTTAAATATGCGCTTTCTGCACCATACATTCAAATACCCCTTTTTGCTTTTTATGGGTATTAAAATGCGTCCATCTCTAAACCAATATCCTTTACCGTTCCAGCATTTCTTTGGCAAGGATTTTACCCTACCTAAATTTGATACTTGATAATCGTCTTCGTACCCTTCAATGTCTTTCCAAATTTCGTCCATACTTATTTCATTTAAGAGTGAATAATAAAGGCAGCCTTAAAAGTCGTGCGGGCTACCTTTGGATAATCGTGTTATCTCATAAGATTTGATATTGAAATAAGCCTTTCAATTAGCGTATCTTCTGATTCTTTAGTCATGCCTGTAATCATATAGCGTTTACAAGCTCTGAATGTCATTACAAAGACATCACGCTCTATTGGCTTATACTTTGTTATGAAAGCGTCCATACGTGGCGTATCAAATTGCCATAGATATTTGTATTGTTCATCTGTCAAACGATGTTTATTTATTTTCAATCCATTCATGTAGAACTTGTTCTTAAAACGAACCAATCCACTTCGCACCGATAAATCAGAGTTATTAAAACCTTTATTAAATATTACCGAAGAAGCCATTTTCACCAGTTCAAGAAATGCCACTTCTGTAAATGGCAGATACGGTTGCACCTTTTCAGATATACTTTTTAATTGGCGGTATTGCTTACCTGTTAAGCAGGTTATATAGTTGCCATAGGGGTCTTTTCTCATAATCAAGCTATCTTTATAAGGTTGCACTTCTTGAAACATCTGTATTCTTCTTTTTCAGTGTCCCAGTACACTTGCAGATTATCATTCGGCTTTCTGCCTGTACCTTTCACCTCACCGATAAGATTCTCTTTGAGAGTACCAAAGGCTTGACGTAACGTACCATCAGTCTTTTTGAAATAGAACTCTACTATCTTCACTTTTAAAGCTGCTTTCAGCTTCAAATTAGCCCATGCGCATTTTAACGCTTCACTCATTGAATAACCGTTCTTGCGAACAAAAGAAACTGTTATACATATGTTTTTTTCTATTATTGTCATGCTACTTTACTTTTATAAGGTTATACTTTTTAAATCATTCATATCTGTTTCTGCATATCGCCAAACATAGCTACCTGCTTGTGATATTTTGCCCTTACAGCAATCACAGACAGCGGATTTAGAAATGCCTGCATCTAACGCTGCACGTGTTATGCTCTTATGTATTTTCAAAAAAACGCCATCTAACGTATATTGGCTTACCAGCCTTTCTCGATAATAGTGGTGTGTTTCATCAAATAAGACAGAATGAGCGTGTATAGCATTTTCTTTAGATGACACCCACTCTAAATTGTCAGCTCTATTATCATCCTTAATACCATTCTTGTGGTTGATAAGCGTTCGAGCTTTATCTTCTTTTAGAAAAGCTATTGCAACAAGTCTATGAACTTTGAATTTACGAAGTTTAGTACCAACTTTTAAATTAATCACAACATAACCATCTTTATCCTTACTACCTTTGATAATTTTCTCACGTGTTATTGTAGTTGTTTTAGCTTTATTAAAGACATTCACATTCTTTTTTTTAGGTAAAGATAAAATTCTACCTAAATTTGAAATTTTATAATACCCTTCAAACCCTTTAATATCTCGCCATTCTTCTTTCATAATTATATCTTTTTAAATTCACCAATAGAAAGTAAATTAGCACGTTTGAACGACCGCCAGCTTTCACGTTCTGTATCGTAATAAGTGAAAAGCGTATCATTAGGCTTTCTACCGCTTTCTTTTGTTGCAGGTAGTAGTTTCTCTTGCAAGCTACCAAACGCCTCTCTAATTTCACCCGAAACCTTACGATAGTAGAATCTTACTATCTTATTCTTCATTGCCTGTTTGAGCTTGTAATTAGCCCAAGCAACCTTCATTGCTTCACTTATGGTGTAGCCGTTCTTTTTTACGAATTGCCAAGCAAGATTTAAAATCTCTCTTAATGCGTTTTTTAATGTTGTTGCCATAATACTTATATTTATGTGTTAGTACTTTTATTACTTTGATTTGACATTGCAAATATAAGTTATAACTTTGATTGTGCAAAATAAAATCAAAGTAAAAGGTTTGTTTTAACTATATTTAATCAAAGTGATAGGTTTGATTATGAAGAATACAGTAACTTTGCATCAAATTAAAAAATCAAAGCTATGGGTTTGAATATTAAGAAAGCGATTAAAGAACATGGGTTAGAAGTCCGAGAAGTTGCCAAAAGAATGAATATCACTCCGACAGGATTATCTCAACATATAAATGGTAATCCCTCAATAGAAGTGTTAGAGCGTATTGCGAATGCTATTGGATGTGATATTTCTGAGCTATTCGAGAAACCACAATCTGATGCAATCTTCATCACTTGCCCACATTGTAAAAAGCAAATAGAGGTTGATATAAAGCAAGACTAAAAAGAAAGGGGTGTTTCTCAACGCCCCTAACCTTAAAACTTATAAATATAACCCATGCCATTTGCATAATCTCTTTCATCTGACTTCTAAATTTTGTGCTCATACTACTTATATATTTTAATTATACTACTTCGTTTAATTCGATAACGCAAAGTAAAACTAATTAGTTTAATTATGCAATATTTGAAGCGATAAATAATGTTAAAAGTAAAACTAAGTAGATTTATTTAATTCATATAGTTGTATTATGTAGTATAAATATCTATTTTTGCCAAATAAAACTATATAGTATTATGGACTTTAGAACAAGGATAAAAGAACTTTGCCAAGAACAGGGCATTACCCAAAAGGAATTGGCTGAAAAAATGGGAATCTCTGATATAAGTCTGAATAAGACTTTACGAGGGGAATATCCGCAGTTGCAAACATTAGAAAAGATTGCGAATACATTAAATATTCCTATTGCCGAACTATTTGAAAAGCCTAATGCCAGTAATGTTATTGGCTTCGTAAAGGTAGGCAATACTGTACATGAAGTGAAGTCTGCGGAGGATGTGAAAGATTTAGCAGGGAAATTATAAATAATATTATTATGGAGTATATTTGTTTGAATTGTGGGCATATAACTGAGAGCTTGACATGTCCTAATTGCTATCACATAATGTCAGAAGATGAATATAATAAGGTTATAGAAAAAGCACAAAAGTCTATACGATATGGCTATTATTATAGAAAAGAGGCAGAAGAGAACATAAATGTTCATTATAATTTATTATCGCCTACAAATTATCTAGAATGGATAGCGACGGCAGTATTAGCTGGCGTATCTTATGACCTATTAAAGTATTTGGCTATAAAAATATATAATCACATTAAAGCTAAGTTTACATCCAATGAGAAAAGTTATTCTATGATTCTTGATATATTAAACGATGAAAGAAAATTTCAAGAATTTGTTAAATACTTGCAAGAGTATAAAGATGGTCTTGTGACATTAGATGAAAGTAAAAAGAAATATATTGAGGAAGAGCTTAGAGCTGACTTTATGGGTGAAAAAGCCCATGAATTATATCAAAAGGAGAAGAGAGTTCCCAATGCTCAAGATTTTCTGTCTTTTTTAGAAGAAGCAAAAGAGAAAAACGCATTTTCTGTCAAACCTCAAAATAATATAAAGGCATTTTTATTATTGAAAGAAGAATGATTGATGATTTGAATGATAAGGTGACTACTGCCGTTTCCGCTGTCAGTGGTGGAATTTGGTCAACCCGTGAAGGTATCATGTTTGCCGGGAATGCTGATAGGGTAGAAGAGGAGCTTGCAGAAATCAAGGAGGAGCAAGCGGCAAAGAATGAGCAAATCGGAAATAAGGGACAGAAAAATGCCTCTTAGTCAGAAAAATTATAGGGATTATAATTTTAGTACAAGAAAAATAGAATATTTTGCGGCAACATCAAAGAATTGCCGCTAATTTTTTGCTTGAATAGTTGTAGGTAATTAAATAATTACCTATATTTGTAGGGTAATCAATAGAGAAAGGTATGCCAACGATATTTATTTTATTTGGTTTTCGTTTTATGTTTTACGCTAATGACCATGAGCCTATACATGTTCATGTAATCAAAGGGGATGTAAGTGCTAAATTCACTTTATTTCCAGTTACATTAATCAAAAATAATGGCTTGAAGTCATCTGAACTGAAACTTGTAGAATCAGTTATAGAAGAAAATCAAGAAGTAATAGCAGAGCATTGGAATAAATTTTTTAATAAATCAAAATAAGTGGTTATGGAAAATATCATAGTTGAAAAGGTATGGTTGACTGATACGGAGGTATGGATACGTACCACTGACGGGAAGGAGGCATGTGAGAAGTTTTCAGATTTCCAAAGGCTGAAATGGGCTACTCCTGCGCAGCGCGCAAATTTCACAACGAGCCATGACGGAATACATTGGAAAGAGCTTGATGAAGATTTGAGTTTTGAGGGATTCTTTCGGGAAAGGAAATCTAATCCTCTTTATGATTTATTTATAGCTCATCCTGAATTGAATGCTGCTGCCATAGCACGACGTTTAGGTATTTCTCAGAGTTTGTTTGCTCAATATGTAAGCGGAACAAAGAAGCCGTCTAAGAAACGTTTTGAAGATATTATAGAAACAATACGTTCAGTAGGGCGTGAATTAATGGCTGTACCGGCATAAGTTACAATACTTTATTTAGGCGTGATTCCATTCGGTTTCACGCCTTTTTTATACCATTTTACGACAATCGTTTCATTGTCGTGTATCACCTATCTGATAATTTTTCACATAGCTTATTAATGCCGAAATTTACCGTAGAAATTTATAAATCAAATTCATACGGTATGACAATCTTAGAACAAATCTTGGCAGGGCTGCAACAGAAGTTTACTGGGGTGGACACTGCTATCTTAACCCGAATTGCCACTAAGAAGGCAGAGGGTGTAACGGACGAGACAAAGGTAAACTCCATTGTTGAGGGTATCAGCTTCTCGGACGTGCTAAATTCCTATGGTGATTTCCGTGCCGGGGATGCTTCCAAGACCGCAGTTTCCAACTACGAGAAGAAACATAACCTTAAAGACGGTAAGCCAATCGAGACTACCACAACCACCAAAACGGAAGAGAATAAAGACGATGTGCCTGCATGGGCGCAAGCTTTAATTGACTCCAACAAGAACCTTTCTGATAAGCTAACACAGTTTGAAACGGAAAAGGCTCAAGCAACACGTAGCCAGCAGATTTTGGCAAAGGCAAAAGAGTATGGTATTCCCGAAAACTACGCCAAACGATGCGCCATTAAGGACGATGAGGACTTGGACGCATACTTCAAGGACTTGAAGCAGGAGTTCGCAAATGACGGCTTCAAAGGCGTAACCCCTCCCGAATCAGCGGAAGAGAAGATTGAGAAAGAATCTGAATCTATCGCCAAGATGATTGATGAGGGAACGAAAACTATTGTTGAACAAAACAAGAATTAATTATGTCAGCAGGATTTAAGTATGACTTGGTTCCGCCCGTTGAGCAAGAGGAACGCTACGATGTCCAGACCGGCATTCGTAGACGTGGTCCGTTCAAACTTGATACGCAGAACCTGGTAGTGGGAAGTTTTCTTCCCGGATTTACACCGATTTGTGCGGACTTGAAAAACAAGTTCGCTTATGCGGTAATCAATGTGAGAGTTGCGGAAACCTATACCACTGGTGGAGAGGCTTTGTCTATCAAAGTAGCTAAGAACTCTTTGGCTTATGTGGGTATGTTTGTCGGAAGTGGTAAGAAAGGTGCAGAAGTAACGGCAATTGATAAGTCTAATGCCAACTACGATGTATTGACTATTAAGGCTGCTTTTGGTGAGAATATCGCCAAAGATGCCGTATTATTCAATGCGGTTGCAGTTGATGGTTTAAAACAAAAGCATGTAGCTAATTCGGCTCTGTTTAACCGTACAAAGGTTGAGGACGGAGTCACATTGGTTTCATTGCTTCGTACAGCCGCAGAAATTGAACCCTCAAAATTGGTTATGCCGTTCTCCGAGAACGATAAAGCCAACATGAAGGGATGGTTTGAATTTAACGAGTAAGGAGGTAGGATATGTTTTTAACGATTCAAACATTATTCGATGATGCGAACATTGTTTCCGCTATCATCAGACGTGTGAACCAGACACGCAAGGACACAATCTATTGGCAGCAGTATCTTACTTTCCGCAGAGTGACTACTCGTGTGTTCAAGGATTATATCGGTTCTGTAACCGGAGTTATGGCCGGCTCTATCAATTCACGTTTTGGAGAGAAACCCATCCGTGAGCGTCGGAACATCGGTTCCGGATATGGTGAGATTGCCTATTTGGGTGATGCTTATCAGATGTCTATTGACCGTCTTTCCGAATTGCAGGATTTGATTGACAAGTTCAATGCAGCTAAGCCAGCCGACCAAAAGGCTGCAATGGAAGAGATTGTAAACTTCCTGGCAGACGACTACCGTCAGATTACCCTTGCCGCCCACAAGCGTATGGATATTATTGTCGGTGCGCTGTTGATGCTTGGTGAAGCCACCGTTTACAACAAAGATGCCGCAATCACTTCCGGTCAGACCAATAATAAACTGCTGGAGATTGCCCTTCCGTTCAACTTTATCAAGCCGAAAAGTGGAGATGTGGTTGTGGACGGAAAGAATATGCTTATCTCTTATTTGAGAGAGAAACTTCATTCTTTAGCTCCGGATTTTGGTGTTTATGCCAAGATGATAATGACCCGTGCATCTTTCAACAAGCTTATTCTTGGTTCATCTGAATTTGGTGAGCAGTACAAGATGATTCTCGGCAGCAACGAAATGAAGTTGAGTACGGGATTGGTTTCCTCTTCTTTGGCTTCCGAAGTGTTCACCGGCATCGGTTTGCCGCATATTGAAATCAAGGAGGACTACGTAAAAGACCAGACGGGAAAGAATGTGCAGATTTACGCGGATAACCGCATTACTCTGTTGCCTTCTGACAACATTGGTTATATGCGCCATCATACCCCGTATGAAGCGACAGACCCAGTACAAGGACGTACTTATATCCCGTCAGAGGGGCAGATGCTTATCTCCAACTACCGTGATAAGAACGGTCGCTACATGGAATATACGGCAGAGTGGATTCCGCAGATTTCCAACCCGGACTTGATTACCAATTTCGACCTGAGCGAAATTGCATCCATCCAATCAGCATAAGGAGGTAGGATATGAAAGTAAAGGTTATATCTGTTTTCCGCGACAAATTCACCGGTAAGTATTACAGTCCGGGTGAAGTGATTGAAGTTGCTGAAGAATCCCGTGTGTTGGATATGGAGAGCCGTAAACTCGCTGAACGGGTTGAGGTGAAAGCTCCCGAAGTGAAAGCCCCTGAAGAAAAGAAGGAGGTGAAAATCTCTCTCTTTGAAAAGGAGTTTGAGAAGAAGGCTTTGATTGATGCTTTGAAGTCCATCGGTGCGCAGGCTACCGGCAATATGAAAGAAGAAACTCTTTTGGCTAAGGTCTCAGAACTGGATGAAGAATCAACTGCCAAGCTGAAAGAAGCATTAGGTATCGAGTAAGGATAGGGTAGTGTTTCTACCCTTCCATTGTCTAATTTTATAAACCAGAAAAGAAATGAAGAATTTTATTTTTGCCATGTGTGGCTTTTTGATGATGTCTTTGGTCTCGTTGGACGTGCAGGCATCAAGTGTGGAATCTCCCAAGTGTGAGTATGTGAATCCATCTGTTGATGTTGGTCTGCCGGATATTCAGTTTATCACTTTGGAAACGGCTCCGGCTGATTGTGTTGTACTGACCATGACGCATCCCATGTTTTTGGTTGCAAATAACCCGGCTATGATGTGTTCGATAAAAGAGGGAATGGCTATTCAAGGGGTACGAATTAATGTTCCCAAATGTCCGTTCAGATACATCTATAAATCTAAACATTGTACGCATTATAGCTATACCGCATATAGTAAACTGATTACACCATATTGAATGATATCAGCCATGAGTAACAAGGAGTTTGTATTAAGCGTATTTGATAAGAACACCCCGTCTAATCTTGTAGTTGAAAATATACTTTCAAGAACGGGATTGGATGGTGAAGAACCTTTTGCCGAGGAAAATCGGGCAAAATTAGAGGTCGCTTGTGCAAAGCAAATTCCGTGGATGATACAAAATCCATCTTCGGTCAGCGAAAGCGGATTTTCTGTGTCTTGGTCTAATTATGTTGATAGCCTAATGAAATTGTACTCATGGCTGTGCAAACAGTATGGTTTGAAAGACGAACTGAGTAACAAACCTAAAGTGACTTTCTTATGATATTCGCTTCCCACATATTGCAGGTTAAGGTTATCACCCCGATGGATAAGGATGAGTTCGGAAGACCTATTCCCGGTACCGGTGGTGAAAGCTGGAAGGAGGTGTGCAAATGCCGTTGTGATGATGTAAGTGCGGAAAAGAAAGTATCTATCAATGGTGCTTTGTATGATTTCAAGTACAAGGTAGTCTTTGACAAGCCGTCAAAGGTTGAAGCAGGTGCAGAGGTTCGTTGTTTGAATGCCGATGGAAGCATAAGAGGTGAAGGAGTTGCTAAAAGCCCTTTGGAAACAAACTATTTTTCCTATAGAGTAATATGGTTGGAATAGATGCAGACTTTTCGGATGTTGACCAGTTCTTTGAGGACGGAACAAGCGAAGTCGTTGCTGGCATGAAAGAAGAGGGAGAGGCATTTGTTGAAGATGCAAAAGCTACCGGAAACTATCAAGACCACACAAAACATTTGAGAGAATCGAATGATTATGAGGTTAATGAAGATGGCTTAATTCTGAAAAACGAAGCTGATTATGCTTCATTCGTGGAATCCAAAGGATTTGAAGTTGCAGGAAGTGCAGCGATAAGGACAGAAAAAAGATTGAAAGATAGATTTGAACGATGATAGTAACCACCGACATAGGAAACATCCTCTACCGGGACTGCAAGATTTTCGGAATAGACATAGTACCAGCAGGAGAAACGCTGACGGGTGAATTGAAGTCCGAAAGGATTGTCATCCACACGAAGAAACAACAGCCGGGAACTTATTGGAAGAAATCTTTCGCAGAAGTGAATCTATGTGTACCCAATTTAAGCGAGAATGAAGCGAACACAATCCGGCTTAACGAACTTGAAAGAAAGGCTGGCAAGCTGTTTGATGATGTAGTAAGCACCTATGATGGTATGACATATCGTTACTCTATTGATTCTATCGGTACAGAAGCGGACACAGCTTTGAAGTGTCATTATGTGAATGTGAGAATTTTGTTTAATGTATTAAATGTAAAATGATATGATTACAGCAGTAGAAATTGACGAACTGTATTATGCAGAACCGATTAAAACGGTTACTACTCCAGCTGCCGGATTAACAGGCGCAGAAGTAGCCACCATCTTGAAAAACGCAGCAACGAAGCGGGTCAAGAATGTGCATGGTGACACGTATCAATACGAAGAAGCAGAGGCAAGTGTAACTCGTTACAAAAACGCTTTGACTGGTGAGTACTACCGGGAAACGTCTGAACCGGGTGAGGTGAAAATCAACTTCACCATTGGTGAGTATGATTATGCTACAAAGGCTGATTTACAAGGTGGTAAAGCCACATGTAGCTAACACTTGAAAAGGGACCCGGGTAGCATTTGAAACGTGTACCACCCGATAGGTTTTGCAAAGTTAATTAAATTTGTTTATTTATCATATCTT